AACCGCAGGTTGCTCTTGAACCGCAGGTTGCTCTTGAACCGCAGGTTGCTCTTGAACCGCAGGTTGCTCTTGAACCGCAGGTTGCTCTTGTACCACAGGTTGCTCTTGTACCGCAGGTTGCTCTTGTACCACAGGTTGCTCTTGTATCACGGGTTGCTCTTGTATCACGGGTTGTTCTTGTACCACAGGTTGCTCTTGAACCGCAGGTTGCTCTTGAACAGCAGGTTGCTCTTGAACCACAGGTTGCTCTTTTGGAGCTTCTTGAACTACAGGTAGTTCTTGTACAGCCAGCAAAGAAGGTACATTCTCTTGAGCCATTGGCTTTATAGCCGATAAAATGGGACGTTCCTCTTTTGGAGCTTCTTGAACCGCAGGTTGGACAACAGGTAATGCGACAGGTGGAGAAGCTTCCTCTTCCGTATTGGAATCCGCAAATGGATCATTAATAAAGGTAGGCTTTCTCCTAGACGCCATACTATTTAGAGAAGAACATTTCATTTAGGATGTGCGATGCACATATCGTGAAGGGACATTCGTAGGAACAGGATGAAAATTCTTCATAATCTTTCCTGCTTTTAACAACACCTCACGCTTTTCTACATTATCCGGACGAATCTTGGAAATGGCCTCGTCTAGTGAACACCATTTAATGTCTCCAATTTCACGTGTCATATGAAAATTATCAACGTTCATTTCAACTTCGACCGATTTATGACAGATTGCGATGTAATACTTATGACAATAATGAACTTGATTGGATCCAAAAAATGTTTCCGAAATGAATTGAGTATTTTGAATGATGGTAAATTCATTGTTATGAATTCCCGTTTCTTCTTGAAATTCTCGAATGGCGCATCCAATATCCGTTTCATAGGGATTACGACGTCCTTTCGGAAACCCCCATTCGGGCTCTAACCATTTGCTCGGATGAGCATCGATTAAAGAGGGCAATCGTTCCACGATTTGTGAATGTCTCCTCTCGGAAGACTCATAATCCGTCTTATGCGAACGAATGTTGGATGATTCACCCCAAATTTCAAACCATAGCTCGGGGAATGTCTTTGTACGTAGCAATTCCTGCTCATGTTGCGTCATCCCCTCCAACAATTTTATAATATAAGCGTCATCGTGATGACTGTATTTTCCTCGAATAAATTCTACAAACGATAATGAATCTTTTCGTTTAATCAGTAAGAATTGAATGGATTGATTTCCATTGTTCACATTGGATGATTTAGAGAATAAAGAAGTATAATGCACATCATCTTGATATCGAACCGCAATGATACCATAACTGGTAACAGGCGATAGACAATTACGAAAGATGTGTCCTGATAGTCCACAGTTGGTACAGTGTTGCATCCGGGTTGTCATCATGACACTTTACAAAAGGTAGCTATCCAAGTCTTTAGATCATCGGTTATGTGGAAAAAAGGGAAAAGAAAGGCGAATTCATAAATAGAATGCAATTTCCTCCCAGTGTGTGGGGTCCATTTTTCTGGCATACCATCCACATTGTGGCACTTGGATATTCCAAAAATCCAACCTATACTGATAAGAAATGTGCAAAGGAGTTTTATGAATCTCTTGCTTACCTTCTTCCTTGTTCATTATGCAGGGAACATTATCGTGAACATCTTAAACATAATCCAATCAATACCTTTCTGGATTCTCGAACGGATCTCATTAAATGGACCATTGAGATTCATAACCAAGTGAATAAAAAATTAGGAAAGCCTGAATGGTCTTTGGAAGAGGTGCTTGCTTATTATGAAAAGGTGGGTGCTCGAAATCGATCACCGGTTTGGACCAAAGAAGACATGAATGAGGTAGATTATCGATCTTTCATTAAAGGCTTCATTACGGGCAGTGCTATTTTATCAGTGTTTGGTGGAGTGTATTATTTTATGAGTAAGATCGAATAAAAAAAATAAGTAGAAAAGAGAAATGGCAACGGCAACCAGCCATCCGAATGTTTTTAGTTATCTATCTAATGGTCTAAAAACAGGTGTCCAAGCTGTACAACAAACCGCAAATACGGTTGTAAGTAAGGTGGCAACTCCATTTGGAGGACAGGCTATTACAACAGGAACAACCAGTGGATCATCATGGTCTCCTTTTAGCGGGTCTTCCTCTTCTTCCTTTAGTAGTCCAGCAAGTTCATTCGGTCAAATTGGAACGTATGTGATTGCCGTTCTCATTATCCTAGTGGTGATCACAATGTTTGTCCATTTTTTCATCACTCCCATCTTTCGTTTTCATGCAGGAGATGCAAAAGGGATCATTACGATCCCGGGGTTTGATGATGGAGTTCTTTTTTGGACCAATGCAAATGTAGGACAAATCAAGAGCATTGATTTACCCATTCCCCAACTAACCTTTGGTTATTCCATGATTCTGGATATCTTCATTGAGAATCCGATGCAATTTTCAAGACACCCACGTATTCTCTTTACACGTGGTGCTACCATACGAGAAACACCAACAAGCGATACGCTTCTGGGAGTTCTAGAAAACTATAATCTTGCGATTGCCTTATTACCTGATACAAATGATATGATCGTATCCGTTCTTAATAAGGATAATCATATGGAAAATGTGATTATTCCTAACGTACCGGTACAAGAACCATTTCGATTAGGTGTAGTGGTCATGGAACATGCACTGGAAGTGTATTTGAATGGATACTTGATGAAGACACGTAAATTTCAGGCAACTCCAAAGGATGTGAAAGGCGATATCTTTCCTGCATCAGGAATGGAAGCAAATCTTGCAAAGCTTCGTACATTGAAAATCTGGCCTCGTGTCATTAGTACAGGAGAAATGCGTGAATCTCAGCCAGCATTAACCAATGCAAAGAGTTTTGGAGCGAGTCCCATGCCCGCCTCTTCCACGTCATGTTCCGTTTAATCCAGCATGAAATGATCCATATGACAAAGAGAGCGTAAATTGTAAAACTGTTGGGCAATATAAGGATTGGTTCGAATATGATGACGAAGTTCATTTCCAATTCGTTCTGCCTTGTTCTTATCAATCCGACACATCGACAAATAGTATACAGAATACAACCGAACATATAAATCATAATTAAGCTCTACTGCATAATTGTTGAATTGCCTCAATAGCTCTTTACATACATCAATGCATTCCTTATGATATCCCATATCATAATATCGCATTACCAGATTCCAATAAATATAGACAAAACTGGTGGTAGGTTCAATAAAATTATGAAGAATATCCTGATAGTCGCCATACGATCGATGAATGTCATCATAGAATTCGTCAAGAATCTCCAAGTAAAACATTTCTTCTCCGTGTCCATATCCAAGTTCGGTAGTAGAAACAATTAATTCTTTGATACGCGTCAGGATTCGAATTCCGACTTCGGAACTGGTGGTGAACAAGCACCCACATGCCACCCATCGATATTGTAAATAATATTCCCGTTTGTTTTCGGGTTGTTTATATTTCTTATCGACCACGTTAAGGAGTTGAAGATGAAATCGATCATCCACTTTATCAAGAATTCGTAAAAGGAGATTGTTGGTATAGGATCTCGAAATTTTGGAGCCATGTTGACCAAGATTGGAATCAATCCATCCAAATCGTCGGGTTTGAAAGGGATTAGAATGAATGGTTTGCAGGACAAAATCGGCTTTATTACAAGTAATCAAATGCGTTTCCGCACAAGTACGTTCATCACGTGTAGGCCAGAAGGATTCGCGATTTTTCTTTACTTTGTCCAACAATGAATAACACCAAAGAGATTCAAATGGTTGAACAATAATTTTAGTCAGATGTGCAAAGCGAGACCGCCGTTCCATCAACACCGATTCCAATTCTTGATTGCAGTAAATAACAAGATAACATGGAATCTCTAAGAGTGCCTCCATGGTTTTAAGCGTATCTTCTACATTTCTGCTTTTAGCATGATAGGAAGTAAATACATAACATGCGGTAACGAGAGTGCAATCGGGTATGGCTGCCATTGAATGGTATGATCATCTGATCTTTAGATCAACATCCAATTTAATTCCATACGGAACATAGAGATGATCGGTATCATCGTATTTGTACTTGTGGTGGTAACCATTTATTTGATATTTTATGTCATTTATCCACCTGCAGGAAATAATGATTTACTTCCGAAAATTACACCGTTGGGTGCGAAAAAAGATGTAGGACTTCCCGATATCGTTCAGTCCACCCTATTGGGTTCTAATGGATGCACCGTTATGGGGTATTTCCAATTACAAGACGGGGATCGCACCGCAAAAATGAGCCAACCCTATTTGCCCCTGATGTACATTGCCAATAATTGGTATCTGGAGATTTCACCTGCACCCGCAGGAAAAGAACATACCTCGGCTCGTCTTCGTATTCAGACCAATCAAGGTGGAAAACTTGGTGATGAAATGATTGATCTCCCTCCGATTCCCAAACAGAAATGGATCTTTCTTGCCATTTTACGAGAAGGTCGTAGATTTGATGTCATCTATGATAATCGTATTGTTGCCTCCCATCGTCTAGAGCATTATCCGGTAGTGATTACGAGCCCCTTATCTGTTGGATCATCCGGTCTCAATGGCTCTGTGATTCATGTTATGATTAATGGAAAACGGTTGTCTCCAAATGATGTGGAACGCGAACGCGTTGCGCATGTGGATACGAACAATATGGTTATGGAAGCGAATACGATCAATATGAGTCTACCTAAGATCGAGTGGTTGGCATCATGTCCTTCCGGTTTACCATGTGATCCTGTCACCAAACCTCCTAAAAATAATCTGGTAGAATGGAATAGTCCTTATGCTTAAACTTGACGGATAGAATATCCGTGTATTGGACAGGAATCATGAGTGCCAATAACAGTTCTAGCCCGATCGCGCGACTTATCCCGATGTTGATCTTTTTTGGAGGTCTGATTGGATTGTATTATTTGTATCAATATCTATTTGGAGCAAAAACGGGAAACAGTTATCCTCTTTTAACGGCGACTCAATCGGCTACGGTGGATCCGAGTAAGCCGATTACCATAACCTCGAATCAACTTCCCCCATTATTTGAAGGTGGTGAATTTACCATTTCGACATGGATTTATGTTAATAATTGGTCGCATCGTGCAGGATTCAATAAATCGATTATTAGTGTGGGTGGGCCCAATTTCGATACCATTCGGGTCTATTTGGGTGGAAACAAGCCCAAGGTATCGGTTCGTCTTCAAACGCGTGATCAATCGGCTACTCCTTCAAGTACAACCACCTCGCAGGCAGAATCCTTAGATAAGGCTACGCAAAACATGGTGTTTAATGTTCTTCAAACGGATTCGGGTCTTCTCGATTCCTCTCCGATCTGCGATCTTCATGAAATTGATTTGCAACGCTGGGTGAATCTGACCATTGCAGTGAATGGACGCACGGTGGATTCTTATGTAGATGGAAAGCTGGCTCGTTCGTGTGTTCTTCCTTCTAATTTCAAGGTGGATGCAGGTGGTTATTCCGCCAACTTATTGGCATACGGTGGATTTGGTGGCCAGATTTCAGCAACGACCATGTATGATACCGCATTGAATCCAGAGGCAGTATACAAAAACTATATGGCAGGGCCTGTTCCAATTACAAGCATTGCAGGATGGTTTGCTAACTTTTTTGAACCCAGTATCAGTTCAACGGTTACCTCCAATTAGTCCTAAAATAAATCATACAAAGTAGTAAAGGTAGAAGATGTCCTTCTTTAGCACAGCCACTTCTACTCCGTCGACGAACATGGGATCGTCTCTTTTCCAATCGATAGGAATGTCATCGAACGCATCACAATCCGGTATTATTCCACAAACCATTCTTGCCGTTGTGATTGTGGCTCTTATTTATCTTACCTTTGTCTTTACGGAGATCATTTATAACTATATCAATCGCTTGTCGATGAGTCGAACGGTGTTGTTGCCCGATACCTACAGTACGGATAATAGCACCATCTCGATTTCACAGAATCCCAATCTGCCACAATCCAAGCCGATTAGTTTATCCAATAACGAGCGTAGCGGAGTGGAATTTAGCTATTCCTTCTTTTTGAATGTTCACCCGGCTACCTTCCGACAGGAATATGGTTTGTTGCACATCTTTCATAAAGGATTTGCACAGCAATTCCCATTGTTGGCGCCCGGCGTTTATATGCGTTCGGACACCAATACTTTACGTGTGTATCTGAATACCTACAAGACATGGAATAATTATGTGGAAGTTGACAATTTCCCCGTAAGCAAATGGGTTCACGTTGCAATTGTATGCAAGGATCATTCCTTGGAGATCTACATCAATGGTAATTTATCGAAGAAGATGTCATTTGATGGATTTGCTCCTTATCAAAACTTTGAGGATGTCTGTTGCTTTAGTCAGCGTCGTATTACACTGAAGAAGGCCATGGTTCCTTCCTTGGATGAGAATGGGTTTGATGTGTTTGGTGCCATGAAGGGAATGTTGAGTCGCTTGAACTATTTCAGTTATGCTCTGTGCTATGCAGAAATCCAAAAACTGATCAGTGAAGGACCCTCTCCGAACATGGATTCATCAGCGATTGCCAATCCAGCCCCGTATTTAGCGGACACTTGGTGGGCCCATTCCTCATCTCACTAATCCATCGGTGTATGATTTAAAAGTCAATCTGTAGGTCTAAAGGACATATAGATTAACTAGAACAACACTAGTAATGCCAGGAGGGGGGCTCTTTTCATTGGTGGCGTACGGAGCACAAAATGTCATTCTAAGTGGAAACCCTGATTTCACATATTTCTACAAAACCTATAAGAAATATGCTCATTTTGCGGAAGAATCCGTTACGTTCTCGATGGATGGTCCTCAGGATTTATCTTATGATCAACCGATTCAAGTCCGTTTCAAATTACAACGTGTTGCCGATTTAGTACGTGATTTGTATTTTGTATTTAATCTACCCGATATTTTCTGTAAATACATTTCATTGCCACAGGGACAAAGAAATTCCCAATATAACTTTGCATGGGCCAATTACATTGGATGCCATATTCTGCAGAATGTGGGCTTTTATATCGGTGGCCAGAAAATACAGGAATTTGATGGGAGTTATATGATTGCAAAAGCCCAATGTGATTTGGATAAAGATGCATTTAATAAATGGGAAAGATTGGTGGGAAATGTTCCTGAACTCAATGATCCGGCAAATGGTATGTATGCTGGTGGAACAACGGGAACGGGATACCCATTGGTATATAACAATAATGGGCCGAATGGGTCAACTACTTCTCCACCTAACATCAACCGACCTTCGATTCAAGGAAGACAACTTCAGATTCCTCTTCCGTTTTGGTTTGCCGAATCCACGTTTGAGGCACTTCCATTGGTATCCCTACAATATCACGAGTGTGAAATTCAGCTCACCCTTCGTCCAATTCGTGAGTTGTACCGAGTGCTGGATATTAATGGGTATCAGGTTGCACCAGGCTATCAATTTAATCCTTCTCCGATTCCATTACAGCCTGGAAATGTATACTATAACGCAGCGTCGAACATTTCCGACATTACCATTAACAATTTTTTGACAGACATTGGAACTCCAAACCCGTTGTTAAATACATGGCCTCTTCAACCGCGAATTATGATGACCTACGTGTATGTTACAGACGATGAGCGTACCCAGTTTTCAAGTGAACCATTGCAGTATTTGGTACGGCAGGTGACACGATACCAATTTGATAACATAACCAATCGACAGTTTGTGGAACTCGATACGCATAATCCAATCGAACGAATTATGATTCTTCCGCGACGTTCGGATTCGATTTTGTATCGAAATCAAATGGACAATTTCACAAATTGGACAAACCCGTTGAAACCACAATTTATTGGAACAGGAGGGGGGTGGCCAGGTAATATTAATTTAACATCCGCATCCGGTGTACAGGTTCTCAATGGTCAACCTTCTATTCTCAATACCCTCACCATTTTAGGAGATGGAAATCCATTACAAGAAGAGAAACCGATTAGCTATTATACAGAGGTGGTTTCATGGAAGTATTTGAAGGGAGTTCCTGATCCAAATCTGGTGGTCTATCCGTTCTCATTAACGTCTCCGAATACCCAACCTCATGGATCCATCAATAGCAGTCGAATCAAGTCGTTTCAGTTGGATTTGAATGTGTGGCCTTTACCTGTCAATACGTTTTATCAGTATATTATCACGGTATATGTGGAGAGTTTGAATTGGGTGACCATTTCTTCAGGAATGGGTGGATTGAAGTACGCCTTGTAATCTTAGCAGTAAATAAAATCGTGTATGGTCATAGAATGTTGGACATCGATATGGATTCGATAGTGTCTCAACTGAAAAATAAAGTATCCTATCGACTCAAACAATCCATAGAGGATGCGGTACATGATCCAGAGGCAAATGATTATGCCAAACAAAAAGAAGAATCGGAATCCTCGACCGGTACGGTGGAGGCACTTGATGAAATACCAGGTATTCTATCTGCAGCAGGCATACAAGGTAATGCATCATCAAACGATATTCCAAATAATCTATCATCTATGGAAAAAATGGTAGAAAAAATGAAAAAGATTGGATATCGAATCAAAGATCGAATGATCGATACATTTTCTACATTTATCATTCCATTAATATTGGCCATGTTTGTGGCCAATGAATCGGTCATGTATCCTGTACCCGTTCGCATTGTGTATTTTGTGTTTACATTCGTTATGTGTTATGTTAACCGTGTTGCATTAATTCTATTAGGAACGATTTATCTTGGAAAATTCGCATATGATTATTACGTGAATAAAATGGAGAAGCGTGGAATCAAACTGATTGTTCCGCCTATTTTGTCCATTCTTCCAATAAAAGTATTTGATCCAAGCGAGGAACGTTCATTCTTTAAGGATTTATTTAATTATCCCATTACTTATCCAAAGAATGAACGTGGAGGAAATGATTTATTGTTAATTATGAATCGATATTTGGAATCATTAAAGGAATCCTTTACCTATTTGGATAACGTGAAAGCCATGCCGATGTTTGTAGAGAAGCTACAGAAGATTGATGAGAATATGGAGAAGTTGCATAAACCACCGGTTCCAGAGTCCATTCAAACAAAAGAAAATAATGGATCGCCCGCACCCCTTCCCCTCACGATCGCGGAACAACGGGAGAAAAATGGCCTTCCTGCATTAAATGCATCTGAATCAAACCAGAAGAATGCGAATCGACCCCTTCCTCCTACCATCTCGGAACAGATTCAAAACAATCGTCTTTCTTCTGTAAATGCATCTGAATCAAACCAGAAGAATGCGAATCCACCTCTTCCACCCACCATTTCTGAAAAGAAAACAACATCCAATGCCGATGAATCATCCCCACCTAATTATAACGGTAAGGAAAAGAAAGAACCCGCTCCTGTTGTAAATGAAAGAAATCAACCCCCTGCTTATCATAATATTCCTCCGCCCAATTACAATGAAAAGAATCAACCACCGCCTTATAACAACACGGCGCCTGTATTAACAAATAATCCCGTTTTTAATAAACGGAAACCCCTTCCACCTGTGAATACTTAAAAAAATAAAGGATCCATCCATCAGAATGATCGAAGTCTCGGTTATCACACCTACGTATAATCGCCGAGCCTTTCTACCTGCTCTACTTCATATCTATCAATCACAGACCTTTCCCAAAGAGAAAATGGAATGGATTATTTTAGATGATGGAAGAGATAAGGTAGCCGATGTATTTCAAAACCTTGCTATTCCAAATCTTCGATATGAACGAAGAGATGAAAAGATGCGGATTGGAGCCAAACGAAATGAATTGAATCGATTAGCACGGGGAGCGATTATCATTGCCATGGATGATGATGATTTTTATCCACCGGATCGAATTCAAACTGTCGTGGATGCATTTCAAAAGAATCCTAAAATTCAATTGGCAGGTTCTTCGATTATGCACTTATATGACATGAATACGAATAAAATCGTGGAAACAGGTCCGTATGGACCGAATCATGCTACCAATGGAACAATGGCTTGGAGGAAGTCTTATGCAGATACCCATCGATATGATGAATATGTATCCAAAGCAGAAGAGCAGTCCTTTTTAGATGGGTATCGTTATCCAATGATTCAATTGGATCCAAAAAAAACGATTTTGGTTATGTGTCATGGAGACAATACTGTAGACAAATCCAAGATTCAAAGAAAGAAGGAAACTTTATATAGATTACAAGATTGGGTCAAGGATCCATTTCTCCTTGATTTTTATACCAGACTGACCTAAAGAATATCAATAAGAAATAGATCATACATACATAAGAACAGATGACAGAAGAATATCATTATGATAAATTGGTTATATTAAATAATATATATCATCATAGTCTAACAAAGGCAGGTAACCCATCAAAAACATTATTACCACATCAGACATCCATTGTGCAGGAGATGCATCGATATCGAGAAAAAATGATACGCGGATACATGGTCGGTCAACATGCAATTAATGGTAAGATTGGAATCTTAGGAGATCAACCTGGAACAGGAAAGACACGATGCATGATTGAATATTTGGCGGAGCCACGTGCTCCCTCTCCACGTATGACATCGGAATTATCTACGCATTCGACCAAATATTTTTTCTCGCATGAGATTTCGTCTTTGCAAAATACGGGATCGGCCAATCTGGTAATTGTTCCACAGCATCTATTTGCATCCTGGCAGACGGAAATGAAGACGTATCCCTCAATACGATATGTTCCCATTGAAACCAAGAGGGGTCTGAAGGGAGATACGCTTGTTCAAAACATGAGAGAAAGTGCGTTTGTATTAACGACAAATAAGTCATATAAAGCGGTTCAGGAATATGCGGATCAAAATCAGATTTTATGGGATACAATCGTGGTGGATGAAGCGTCGTCCATTCATCTTCATTCTTCGGATCCGCCCCTTCGATTCCAATTCTTATGGCTGATGACAAGCCACTGGATTCCACTCTTATTCAAACATCCTACAATTATCAAAAGTGCACTCTATTTTTTGAGAGATCGGGTGGAATTGAATCCTGAATTGGAACACTGGTTATTAGATAACATAACGGTTCATTTGGAAAATGGATTGCAATCCTCCTTCTTAAAAGAATATTTGCCTTTCTTTCATCCAAAGAGAAGCGAATTGGTGATTCGTTGTTCAAAGGAACTTCTTCAATCAAGTATGAATTTACCATCCATGGAACAGGAGCATTTACAATGTCGTCCAAATCTATCTATGTCATCCTTGACGAGTTTTTATTTGGCACGAAATATGGAACCGACGATTCGAGTCCATCAGATTCCTTATTTATTTCAAGCACTGAATGTTTCTTGGATGGAGCCGACAGAATATCTTTCTGCACAGGCATCCGAAAAGGTACAGCGTATTCAGCGTAAAATCAAGGATAATGAGTGTGTTATTTGTTTAGAGTCCTGTTCTTATCCAACGATATTGAATTGTTGTCATCAAATGTATTGTGGTAAATGCATTTTGAGAAATATGTTGGTTCACCCACGTTGTCCCACGTGTCGAGAAGGCATTACCCCTTCGAATCTGTGTTGTTTGGGATCGATTGAACCCGAAGACATGCTTCTTCGTAAGAATAAGACGGAGATTTGTATGGATCTATTTAAAAACAATCGTACCGATTCCTTTATTGTATATTCATCATTTGACAATATTTATTACCAAATGTTTGAAGAGATGGACAAATTAGGAATGAAGGCTGAACGATTGGAGAATAATGTATGTTTGGAACGAAAAACCATTCGAAACTTTCAGGAGGGAAAAACCAAGATTCTCTTTGTTTCTCAAATCGAATCCATTCGAGGAATGTCATTTCCTAAGACTTCGCAGCTGATTTTTTTCCACGAACTACCCGTTTCCGAGTGGAAGGAGGTGCTGATTCATTCGATGCAGCGACTGGGAAGAACGAAGCCGTTGAAGATCCTGTATTTGCATTCGGAAATTCAAGTTTAACACCGAGTGTATCATAAATTTTACCGTTTTGATGGGTGGCCCATTGGGTGACGCATCGAAATGGAATGTCGTATTCATATGCCACACGATTCATTTCTTTCCAGGCATTAAACAATGCAGATTGTTTAGTAAGTACCATGGTATATTGCAGTTCAGAGGGCTCAGGGATTTTGCTTGGTTTTTGATACTGTTGAAGATAGAGATTCGGGTATTTCAATTTCAGACGATAGGAAAGAGGCAACAAATTCCAGCATTGATGAAAGAAAGCCCAGAAATCAGCGCGATCGCTCCAACGAAGATAATCAAGAATTTGTTCATAGGCTTCAAAGGGTGCCAATGGCTTTTCGTGTTTTGTTTGCTTTTCAAGAAATAAGGGAAGATTTTGATGAAATAAAAGACCCGCTAAATTTGCATCTTTGGTTTCGAGATCCAATTCATCATTTTCGCCCCAATTTTCAAACAACGTAAACCATGCTGCACGAATGGCAACATGAATATTGCGATCCAATGATTCCTCTTTTCCTTGTATATGCGTCCCTAAATGATCGTGATAGGTCAAACTCTGAGATACTTTCCGAATGTCTCCCAGTTGATATAAGGAATCTGGAATATCCTTCTTAAAAAATTCGATTAATTTATCCTTCTTGGGCATGTTCACATAATGAACACAACAGTACTTGAGAAGTTGTTGCATGATTCGACCTTCCAATACATTACAGATAAGAACGAGAGGACAATCTTCCGAAAAGGCACGTTTGGATTTTAGATAATCCAGAAGTTCTTGGAGGCCTCCCTTTTCTCCTTGCGACAATCCGTCCATTTCGTCGAGAAGAACCACGCGGCCGTTGGGTGTAGAAGGATGAATCCATTTACTGACGCCGGTTTCAATAAGAAGGGGGAGAATCGTTTGGCGAAAAGAGGAGCCGGTTCGGGTATGACTGGCGTTAAATTCTTGTACCCAGAAATGACCTTCTTTGCAGACACGATATACCATAGTGGTTTTACCAACACCAGGAGGCCCAATCAGCAAAAAGGCGGGATGGGATCGTGTTTTCAACCATTTGAGCATGGCATCTTCAATATCAGGATGAAGACATGCCGTTTTTTCTTGTGGTAAGCTGGAGCGTACCATTCTATCTTCTAGATGATCGCCGTCTCTTTACATTCGTATGTTTTTTATGTTTCGTTTGTTGCATACCATATCGTCGATAGGCACCCATTGAACTATTAAATGCATCAAAATCAAATGAATCTTTGATTCCAAGACGTGTCATTCCATATACGGTTCTATCTCCCTCGTGAAAGGGAATAACAGAAAAGGCTGCGTTCAAAAATTGTACCAAATAGGGAATGACAAATTGATAAGAGGGTTCCAATGGAACAACAGGTTGACATAATTTTCGAATGGTTTCTTTGGATCCAAATACATGCAGATAATGGGTGGTAAGAAGTTTGTAAGTGATACGATGAATACCTTGCATCCAGTGAAACGTGTTGTGAATTTTATCATAATATCCGAACTGATCGGCAATGGCCTGTTTTCTTTGAAAGGTTTTCATAATATGTTCTCCATTTTTTTGAAGATAGATATCTCCGTAATAATTCAATATGGAAAAGAGGAGTTTGTCCTTTTTGGTCCACATTTACTTTTTAATCATAGCATATGTTTAAAAAGTAATACATGAAAAGTATTTACACTCGTACCCATCTAGCACCAGCAAATTCAAAATCTGATCTAGATATATACATATTTCCATCATTTCCTTTCATTTTCTTTCCAACACAAAAGGCTGCTCGGTAAGGGGGAGAGGGTCGGGTGCGATATTTTTTTAGCGTTTCTTTTCTGCATATGGCTTTCGATTTGCGTTTGCGCATTCCGCCTTTTGATTTGCGAGTACTTCTTGTTGGCATACTATAATTCTATGTTAGAACATACATTATGTAGTAAAATAGAATGAATTTGTCTATCAAAGTGTTCAAACTCAAACAAGGATGCCTTGTTTGAGTTTCAATGCGTTTAACGGGAATCGAACCCGTGCCGACTCCTTGGAAGGGAGCCATTCTACCACTAAACTATAAACGCTGATTGGAGGTTCTCTCCACTCTCGTCGTAGAATGTTTATAGGTCTTTTAAACGCACTTAATGGGCGGTCGGTGGAGTGGGAACCGTAGCAGGGCATCCCGCAGTAGTTGTTCCAGCACCACCCGTAGAAACGGTTCCATCCGGAAGAATGCAGCTTTCTCCGTTGGTGATACCCTCCCATGTAAGTCCCATGGTCATAGCACGCTGACAGAGTTCTGAATTCTTCGCTGCCGGATCGGAACTGGTGGTATCAAGCGAAAAGTAGAAATCATCGGTCGTGGGGGCAGGACCTCCGCCAACAGGAAAGACCTTGAGGGCTCCATTTTTGGAAACACCGATGGTATCAATGCAGGTTTTCTTGGTGGTTCCATCGGCCTGAGGTCGTGCAAAGTAGGTCAAGTAATCCGGACAGCTATTCAAGGTAGGAGGCCACGAACCGGAAGTTTTAGCAAATAGAGAATTTGGTGAGAACCAGCGGATTCCATAAATAATGAAAAGAGCCAGGGTTCCACCAAAATAAAAGAAGGCGGTAACCATGATGTCCATATTAACAAGCTTATAGGTTCCACCTGCAATCACAGCGATCGCAATCACGATGAAAATTCCCATGTAGATGTTGAACATGGCTTCTACTAACGTTTCGTATTTTTAAAATCATGAATGACATGATGTTAACCATAAAGAAAGAAACAGAAAGAACCAATTTACATAGAGCCGCACATGCGAGTCTCAACGCTGGCAGCAGCGACGCCCGCAATGCCCATGACGGTGATTGGGACGTAGAAGGTGTGGAAGTCGGTCAAGGCATCAGGGGTGTTGTTGGCACCGAGAACACCGAAGGTGTTGCCGGCGGAGCCACCGTTGTAGCCCTGGGCCGCGGTCAGGGCCGAGGCGCTCAAGAGCTGAACCTGACGGAAGAAGCCGACCGATCCGGTGAGGCTTCCAATTGGGGCCTGGACGGTCTTGCCCATATCACGGAGGATCAGGTTGCTCGCGCTGCCCGCAGCAGACACGGCGGCGGCGATGGCAGTTTGGAGAGCAGCCGAGGAAACGGTCATGTAGCCCGGTGGGTAGTTGCCGACAGTGTTGCTGGCCGAGGGGTTAAACTCGTAGCAATAGGTGGCGGGGGTGGCAGCGATGGTGGCGGCGCTGTAGTACGTGTTGGACGTGGGGATCTGGCGAATGAAACGAGTAACCGATGACATTTTATATTCAGGACTTAGAAAAAAAACACAGACGGGTGGTAGAATGTCTTCCGCCGGTGCTCCACTTTCCCTACCCGATTTCCAACTCCCGTACACCAACCATGGTCTCGGAGGTCAGAACGGTCGAGTCAATCTTTCTGCTCCTTCGTCCACCGGTAGCTCCGTACCGGATTCGGCAGGATTCAGTTATCCGAAACAAACGGAAGTTAGCTTTGCAGGTGATATGCTCCGGGGCAACTGGGATCATACTGCCCTTTCGGACGCATTCTTCACCCGTAGAAACGCCATGGCGATTCAGGAGGGTATCAAAAAGGAGGTCTACCGTATGTCTGGACCGAAGAAATACCAAATTGATGATCAAGATGTCGATGAACTCAAAATGATTATGCGTGCCATGTATTTGCAGTACGCAAAGAACAGTCCTCACAATATTGAGGGACAGATTCAAGAACTGAATAAACTCGTCATCGATTGGGCCGCCCCACGAATTATGTCAGAAATCGAGCATTATCAGTATTATTTGAATGATATCAGCCATTTACCGGTTCCTCTGGAGAAGCCGTTGAATATGTCGAGCGCGGGAACGAAGTCGTTGCCGTTTAAGCCTCAAATGTAAAGCACTTTTTAAGCGGAACGCGACGCTGCCAAAGGCAGCTTAGGAAAAAGTGCGCAAAAACATATATAGTTAGGAAAAAGTGTGTATTGATCCTATTGTAATCATACGATCGGATCAAACGATAATCTTTATTTTCATATCAACCTATTTACTTTCTAGTACGGCGACGGTTCTGTTTCTTGTTCTTTCGTGTTTTGCGGCCTCTTCCACGCATAAGACTTCCATTAGGAAATGCTTGGTTTTCACGTTTTTGCTGTTCCGCAGCTTCGGCTAATGCCTTTGGATTCATACCCATTTCAATACCACGCGCCCTCGCCAATGCCTGACTGCGAGGCGTGGCTGGACCCCAACGACTTTCTCTATGTCTTGGTTGTACTGGTGCAGGCTCTACTGGCACAGCAGGTTGTACTGGTGCATTAGGAGGTCTCACATTCCAGCGGCTAGGTCTACGTTGCGGTACTTGCGCCGGTTGTACAGGTGGTACATTAGGAGCTTGTCCTTGTGCCCCATTGGGAGCTTGTCCTTGTGCACCATTTGGAACTTGTCGTGCACCATTGGGAGCCCCATTGGGAGCATTGTGTTGTCTGAATCGGCACATGCTAAAAAGATCTTTGATGGAATTCGTAAGTGGATCTACTGTTTGACGATCCCATACCAAATAAAAGAGATACATCATAACAACATTTGTAATGATACTCGGCTCGACTCCTAACGTTTTTTGTGCGATCTGTTCCATTACAATAGCAGGACCAAGTGGTTTTATTAACGGCATTGCCCAAAAGCCAAACAAATATCCATTCCTCATATAATATATCATAAATCCAAGGTACATTAACAGAATTTCACCGCGAATAAGAAGCTTTTGTGCATCACTTAGAGCTTTTATAGTTCCTTTCATAATATCTCCCGTTAGACTAGCCAGATCCGCAACAGATTCGAGGGACTTCATTAATCCATTTCCAAATTTTGCCGTTACATTTGTGAAATATTCGCGCATGGCAGCATCATCCTTAAGAGTTTGATCCAATTGACCACTGGTAACCGCCATATCCGCTGCAAGTCTCACCAGTTTATCCACGGTTGCAACATCCCATTCTGTTTTTCTCGATACCATTTCATCAACATGCTCTTGTAATTGAAAGGATTTAATTCTTAGTTCTACAGCTTTTGAGTGGTCATTTGCATCTTTATTTAATCCTGCAATCAGCAAATCTGCCGTTTGTAGTTTTGTCAATTCAATCGCGAGTTTGGAAAACTCAGCGACGTTTGCAATAATCTTTCTGGTAATGGGATCGGCGGCCTGTAAATTTGCAATAATCGTTGCAATGGAGGTATCAGGGCGATAAAATCCAATAAAGCTTGCATCCAATTCAACAATATCTTTGATAGCAGACATGACATGCTCTATATTTCCAACGGAAGGCATAACATAACGCGCCGCAAGCGGCTCGAAATCGCGAAATTGAAGCGGGTCAAATTGTAAAACATAATCGTTTGGTTTAACTTGAACATTTTCTTTTTCATCATCATTATTTTCTTCATAATATACTTGTACATTACGTGAATATTCCACATTTGGTGCAACAGCTTCGTTAAAGGTATACGTTATATACACGTTTTTAATAACAAAGTTTGATTCGCCTTTAAAAAAAGACACCAATTTCCCAACAGTAGTTGGCGCTTCTCGCTCTACATAGAATGATACATTGGTATATCGCGGATCATAATTGGCAAGATCAGTCATAATTTGTTGAATTTGTGTTGTGTCAGGTGTTGTTCGGCCAGCAACATTTATACCTTTCTGTACAACATGTGTATTTCCAATACGAATTGCCCTTAATATATTCATAATAGAATTATATTGTAATACTCCAAAACGTTCAGGAGATTCCATTGCGAGTTTATTTTTTAGATCATCTAACGGACCACGAATAAATGCATATTTTTGCTTTGTTTCTTTTGTCACATGGGCTTCGGGTTTGCTAAAGGACGGGGAATAGATGGAAATACCTGAAATGGTTTCAATCTTACCTGATAGATCTAACATCATTTTTTGAACAGTAGATAAAGGAGAAGGTCCTTTCACTTCATGTTTCACTCCAAAATAGTCCATTGCATGGTTAAAAGTAGATTGTTGAGAGGAATTCAATGCAACACGTTTATTGTTTGCATAACGAGTACTTGTCGCACTTGCACGATTGATATTTGTCTTGAGATTAGAAAATGCACTTGCTGTGGTAGCACCAGTAGTACTTGTCATAACACTTGCTGCAGGAGGAATAACCACGTGATTTGTTTGAACTGTACCAAACGAAAGGGGCGGTTGAACTGCTGGAGTGAAAGAAGGAGTCGTACCATTCGCCGTACTAGAAGCAGCGATCGAAGTAGCGGCAGCAAGACCGGTTACTAATGGTAATATACCTTTCCCTGCTCCCCCTTTAGAGACTCTATTCGGCATTGTTTCACTCTCAAGTTGGGTTAAATAGTCCCCAAGTGCTTGCTGAATTTGCGCAGAGTTGCCTTTGGGAATTCGAAGTCCATTTTTTACAATACTGATTTCATCCAAATGTTTTTTAATCTGTAAAAATATTGGGACTTCTTTATGATCCTTGATTGCGTTATGAATGCTGGTAAGAAGCATCATGCGGATGAAATGGTCGCGGGCTTGATTGGCATTCGTAGCATGCTGATTAAATGCATCTTCATCAATGGATTCAAATTGATTTAAAAATGGACTCTGAAAGATACTAGGTTTTCGTTCCATTTTAAAGCTAGTCTGTGGTGCGATCTTGAATGATTGTTGATAGTTGAGTTCAGGTTGATTATTGGGCAATATTCCATTCGCAGCATTGTATACCATTTTTACCGCAGTATTCCACTCTTGATAGTCAGGTTGGGTCATTGCACCTTTGAAATCGGCTGCCATCTTTGATAATGAACCCAAGAAGAGTTGTCGCACCTCCATTTCGGATTTTGATACATTTGATTTGTAGTTATTACCAAAAAGAAGGGGGAATAACATCTCGAAATCAAACATAGCTTTTGCAATTTTTTTTGCTTTTGTCTTTTCTTTCTCTCTTTGCTTTCGAGTCGCATTTCTGGTTGCCTGATTGGCAGCATTCAGTTCTGCAGCTTTTCCTGGATTTTGCCTCCTGAGCATCTCACGTGCAAATGCTGCATTAGAGTTAGCATTTTTAGTAGACATCCTCTAATTTCATAATATATTATTTTCCAGCAGTGGGTTTCTTCTTCTTGACTACTTTTGCCTCAGAGGAGGCAATTGATACTGAACTGGCAACTCGTTCTGCTGAATATTGTACCCATGCAAGACGAAACGCCTCCAGATCAGCAAGCCACATGGAGGAACCGGTTTCTGCTTCTAGACGTTCTTTCTCCGTATGCTTCTCCTCCAGCTGTCCATCCAATTCTACCACAGCAGATTGTTTTACACGATCCATGCGCATGCGTAGCACATAATCATAGGAATCGTACTCATCTGGTTTTTCCAGATTCGACAATGCGGGAATGTTGCAGGCCTTGAGTTGTACCACAATCTCCTCATCGCTCTTCTTCTGCAACACCAAACGTTCATCGAGGAGTGCCTGAATGAATCGACGCTTGGCATCCAGTTCACACATCTGCCCTGCCAGTACTTCTAGCATCTTCAAACGTCGCGCCTCATACATCGGCAAACGAGTTTGCACGAACGCCTCCAAAATATCGCCCACCGTCTTGTACTTGACAATGTTGAACTCGGTATCGAAGCAGGTCATGTTCGTTGTCTTCCATGACGAGGTCAGCTTGAACTGTTTCTCAAACTTGTCGGTATTCTCCTTGATCGCATCGTATCCTTCCTCGGTAAAGTAGAGTACGAATCGAACATCCACATCATTGTACAAATCATCAAATCCCTTCAGTCCACAGGGTTCCACGTCGTCCTTCGACGAACGATTGGAGGAAGTCTCCGCTTTTTTGGCGGCTTGCTTGGCATCTTTCGATTTCTTCTCTTCAACATCCAAGAGTTCGTCCAGAAATGCCTTGTAGTCCTTTGTCCAGGTTCCTGTCGGTAGTTCGGTTATGGTCGCGGTTTTCTTCTCATCGTCGAATGTGTAGACGCCCTTCGTAATCCATGTCTGTTCATCCTGACGATGCGTAGTTCCCTTGAATCCAAACCACCAGGGATCAAGAGGATGACCCGCCAAGGAATCCATGGAACCCTCCAGGCGATGACGCAATAAGCAAATGATATCATCGGGCTTGTGAGGAGGAATGTTGGTAGAATAACCCGTTCCAATACCCACCGAACCATTAATGGCCAAGAGGGGAACCACGGGCAAGTAATACTCGGGCTCGACACGAACACCATCATCATCAATGTATTTCAGCAGTCCCGCATCTTCCTTTCGAAACAATGAACTGACAATGTCTTCCAAATACGTATGAATATAACGTGGTGAAGCTGCATCTGAACCGCCCATCAGGCGTGATCCAAACTGTCCCACGGGTTTTAGTAGATTGATATTATTGGACCCCACAAAGTTCTGGGCCATCGCGACAATCGTTCCGTTGAGCGACGCCTCGCCATGATGGTACGCCGCGTGTTCCGAAACATAACCTGCGAGTTGTGCGACACGGATCTCTTCCCGTAGATTACGCTTCAAGCAGGAGAAGAGGATCTTGCGTTGGGAAGGCTTGAGACCGTCCATGACATGCGGCAAGGAACGGATGTTATCGGCATTGCTGAAATGAATCAGCTCGTCGTTGACAAAGTTCGTATAGCTCGCCTTGGCCGCCACGGGAATCAGCATTTTCGTGGGATCGTAGTGGCTCAGCCAGCGCTTGCGATCGTCTGCCTGTTTTTTGTTAAACGCCAAGTTCATGGACTCATCGGTTTTCTCGTCCCATTCGTACTGGATCTCGTGCAGATCCTTGAACCATTCGCGCGCCTCGGCGGGCGTCGACGTACCCAATCCTTTGTAGTATTTGATCTTCCAGCCAGCAAGTGAATTCTGATCCTTCCATTGGATGAACTCGGGAAGAGAGTAGAATGACAGAGTGGTCTTTCCTTTGGTCGCCTTCAGGATGGGAGTGAGAAGAGTGCACAAGAAGCCTGTTTTCATGAGCCCAGGCCACTCGGCATGGAACAAGTTCATGAGAAGGCCCTTGATGTGAGATCCATCGTGATCTTGATCAGCCATGACCATAACACGTCCATACCGCAGTTCAGAGACGTCCTTGTACTGTTTACCTTGCTCCAAGCCAAGGATCTTCTTGATCGCCGTCAGTTCCTCGTTCGCATTGAATTTCTGAACGGTTATGTCGCGGACGTTCAGCAACTTACCTCGCAAGGGGAACACGCCCCAGCGTTCACGTCCTACTTCTTTGAGACCCGAGATGGCAGAGGTGGCAGCTGAATCTCCCTCTGTCAGAATGAGGGTGCACTCCTTTGATTTCGCCGTTCCTGCCAGCATGGCATCTTCCAGCTTCGTCATACCACGAATGGTGGATCGCTTCTTTCCATCCGTCTTCTTGGTCTCGCGCAGAGACTTGGCCTCGAGAAGGAACTTGGCCTCTTCCAACAGTCCGAGCTTGGCGAGTCCGTCCACGAGCTTACCGCTGTATTCGGGCTTGGATCCAAATTCGGTGGCGGGCGTGGTAAGGAACTCTTTGCTTTGCGAATCAAAGCTTGGGTTCACGATAGTGGAATTGATGAAGAGTACCACGGAGTTCTTGAGCTGACCCGGTTTGATTTCGATCTTTTTCTTTTTGGCGACTTCGCAAAAGTCGGTTAGTACTTTTCGTGAAACGCTTTCCACGTGTTTACCACCCTTCTTGGTATGAATACCGTTGACGAAGGACAGGTGTTTATCTTCGGGAAGCTCCTCTTCATCCGAATATAAGTGGCTCGCTAGAACGGCGCCGATCTCCCATCGCGGTCCACAATTTTCATAGGCGAATCCCGTCATTCCATCACGTAAGAACAACTTGATGAACTTTTCAAAGGTATTTGAGGCCACCGCGGTTCCGTTCCAAGACACTCGAACATCCTTTCCGACAAGCGAAGCGAGCTCGATGATACGGGTATGAAACACGGCAATCATATCGTCGGAAATACCGGATTCGGAGAACGCACCGGCAAACAGGCGACGATCGGGCAGAAAGGTGATGGAAACGCAGCCGGTCTTGGAGGTTGATTTTTTGATGCTAGGTTTTTCGCACTGGGTCATATTATCGTACCAGCTCTGGGTGTATTGTTTTCCCGACGCAGGGCATCGAATGTTGACAGTAAAGAGTTTGCTGAGAATATTCGTCAACTTGGCACCATACCCGTTCTTTCCTCCTACGATCTTCTCCTCCGACTTGTCGTAATTACTGGAGGTAAGGAGGTGTCCGAAGATCATCTCGGGAATCATGACTTTTTGTTCTTCTTCCATTTCAATTGTAATGCCATCACCGTCGTTCTCCACCGAAATCTGCGTATCTCCATCCTTTGATGACACGCAGACATCGATGTGTTTGATGGGAGTCATTCCAGCGGTGGTGATGGACCGAACGTACTCGTCGCGGGCATTGACGATGATTTCATCAAAGATCTTGTACAAACCTGGATTGAAATGAAGTTTTCGCCAGACCATTTTGTTCGAGCCCGCATCGTACACCCACCGCGTCTCCTCGTTGGTCTTGGTGCTACCGACATAGGTGTCAGGGAGCTCGAGAATGTGCTGGTGGTGAGTGTGCTTCTGATACTTTCTAACGGGTACGGACATGGATGCAGTGTATACGGGGTGGTGTCATTCTGTTTAGGCTCCGAACGCTGTCAATTTTTATGATGTGATAGTAGATAGGGAATGGCTTCTAATTCCCAGAATACATTTTATACTGCAGAAGAGCCCAATAGAGGGTCTCAAAACCTAAGTGGTATGGAACCTTCGATGCCTCCCAATCGCGTAAATGAAATAGTAGATGATAATCGTAAATTTACATCGAATATTGTCTTTATTCATGCGATGTACCAAGTCATGAAAGATGCGGCAGTAAAGGCATGTAGAGGAAAGCATTTTTTTCATAATCCAGATGATATTACGATACTTGGAGGTGCAACCTATAATATTTACGCGGATATGCTCAAGATTCCATTGATGCCGACAAGCGACATTGATATGACATGGTGGCCTCGAACCGATACTGTTATTCCACCAAAAGAGTTAACCGCATTGTCTAGTCTGGTTTTACAATCCATACCAAAGGAGCCATCTCTTGAATGGAATGCGGTGGTTGGTTCACTACTAGGAATGGAGGTATCGAAGATTGAATTTGAATTAGAAGATAAACCTTTTCCACCAAATCGTCGTGATGTCATTATGAATAGAACGATTGAACTAACTATTCGAATCAATGGTACTCATTATTTTAAAAACATATGTAGTTTGGCGATACGAAATGCACTAAACAGCCAAGAATTTACAATGAATCATCGTGTTGTTGGAAAGAATGAGATGGGAATGACATACGACCCCACTTATTGCAATCCATTGAATACTGCAATAGTTGGTTCAAGTAGAGTTCCACAATTGGGAGTTTTTATATCCCAGCAATTATTTTCTTTCAAAAATTTATTTCTTACAGGTAAGATCGAGAAAGCAAATATCCAGCTTCAGCGCGTCATTCATATCTATATAAAAGTGAAAACAGATGATATTGCGTCTCAATTCTTGTCCACTTATCGTACCATTTTAACACAACGACGTTCTGCCCAAGATTCTGTCGAAGATGCAATTAAGAAAATCGTAGAACCAAGTGGATTATGGAATCATATTCAATTTATTATGTATCAGATGATGCAACAAAGCATGATACAGCAGCAGATGATGCAACAACCGATGATGCAACAACCGATGATGCAACAACCGAAACAATCGAGAAAGGCAAGACAAGCACATCCACCACATCAACAGCTACCGCAGATGATGCAACAACCGAAACAATCAATACAAGTCAAGCCTTTTTCTCAACCCCCTTCGATGGTTCCAGATGTCGCCCCTGTAGAGCCAAATAGATCGAATCAAAAGCCAACGATTCAACAATTAATTGAAGAAATAAAAGGAATCATGACTAATAAAGACAATAAGGAATTGTTTAGAAAATTTAAAATTGCTATGAAAGCCATAAAAGATGATCAACATGGTAAAATCTTTGCCAATCATTTTGATAATATTAATAATTCACTGGGATATGGTGAATCTGAATTTGTAAAACGCATACCATCCTATATAGAAAAATCAAACGATATTGAAGCGGATCCAATCGTAAACGAACCTGTGAAGAAATTAAATCGTGAACTTCTCGCCATATTTACATCCATCCAGCAACAAAATCCGTTAAAAGGAGGATCTCGCAAAAAACGCACTATCAAACGTAAGAAAAATAAGAGCAAGACTCATAAACGTTCTACTCGTTAATGGGAATAACATGGCAATATCCTTTTCTTTTATGTGGATCGCAAAGAACAGTGAAATGTGTTTCGGCGCAATCGGTTCCTTGGGATTGAACACAAGAGCTATGAACAGATAGACCCTTTCGTTGATCGCGAAGGAATGAACTGGAATACCGTGTAAGAAGGGAGACACATGCTTTCTGTTTAAATACATCAGGAGTGGCTTGATGACATGCCTGATGTGCTTTTTTCTCGAATTCAATGTGATTGGAAGAAGGGTGTTTCATTTCAAATAGAATGGCACTCGTACAAATGTTGCATGGAACCATATATTGAGTACGCGCGTATTGTATACGGCTCATCATGGGAATAACAGCACCGACGCTGTTAATATAGCTTACGGTAAGAGCGAGGAGAAAGAGTCGAAGCATTTGATTTCATATTAGATAGAATAGGCAATCAAATTTTATAAAATAATAAAGTAGAATGAAGGGAGGTGAGAACAGTTTTCGATTTAGAAGAAGTTCTAGAGGATCGATTATGACCGATCCGAATGCAGAAATGGGAAAATCATGGACACCTGAAGCAAAACAAGGATATGTTATTAATCAAATTGCCGAACAGACGGGTAAACCAGTAATAAGCAGAGTAATCAATCAATTAAATGGTTCATCTAATCCTGCTGAAATGGATATTTTGAAAGCATTTGAGATTCAAGAGAAGATTAGTAAAAAATTAGAAAAAGACATAGCGGATCTTTCAAAAAAAAAGAAGTTTCTATTATTTAAGAATGATCATGTTATGACACATCTGTATTTGATGAATAAGAGTCTTGCTGCACTGATTAAAAGTAGAGAAGAAGTAAATAAAAAAGGTAGTTCCATTAAATTGGTGGTAAATAAAATATCGGGTGGTATACAGCAGTATGACGACTATCTGACCTCAATGATAAACTTTATACAAGACAAAATTGTTAATCAATTACCTTCATGGGACGATTACGAAGAGGTATTAAAACAAACATCGTTGGAACCAAAATATTACTATTCCGAACTAGGATTACTCGCATATTTAACGAAAAAACACGGTTTTACATCCCTTACTACATTTACACCATATGAACTCCGCTACTTATCCGAAGACAGTGTTGAACAATATAAGAAACGTAAAATGGAAGAATTATCTCTTTCTAATACAGCGACGATTCAGTCAGGTATCATTGGAAATATAAAGTTAAATGATCCTTCAGGAACGGGAGGAAGACGAACCAGACGCCGACGAAATAAGAGACGAACCCATAAAAAGCGCAATTAAATTTTATGAATCGAAACCCCCATTTCACGGCAGAAATGAGCAACGAGATCATCATTCTTGTAATCATAAATATACTTGATTTCACGAATGCCCGCCGCCAAGATCATGCGGCAACAAATAATACAAGGATAATGGGTGATGTACGCCGTGCATCCATTACAGGAAACCCCACGTTTGGCACAATCCGCCACCGCATTTTGTTCGGCGTGGACCGTGGCTTGTTCATGCCCGTCGCGAATGATCGATAAATGTTCGCACCCAGGAAGAAATCCGTTGTATCCCTGACTGACAATGCGGTGTTCGGATACGAATACACAGCCGACATGAAGACGTTCGCAGGGGCTTCGAGTCGCGGTCACTTGGACAATCTCTTTAAAGTAGTCGTCCCAGGATGGCCTCATATGGATTCGACGTAGGTCCATTTTATGTCCTTTTAAACAGATACAAACGTACGAATATTCTCAGTGGTCGCTTTTTCAATAATCCAATAGGGATAGGAGTCATCGATTGGATATTTCATGATAGAAAGAGTATGATTAGGAAGAATGTGTTTTGTCCATACTTTTTCACCAGTTGTATTATCGGTTAGGATATGGGAATACGAGGAAAAGAAAGAGGGAGGAATGGGCCCAGAAGATTCGATATCGTATCCGCATAGAACCAGCGTCGATCCCGCATGTTTAACCGGATTCCATGCACCAGGAAAAACAGTACTGGTTTCATAGTAAATCGTTTGATCTGTGGAGGGAGAGAAATAGGTTCGTAGGGTATCTTCCACTTTTAAGAGTTCAAAACCGCACTGGGTCATGGTTTGATCGAGATTTCCGAGAAATTTGGGACGATAAAAAAAGACATCGTCTCCGTGTTCGGAGCGAGGTTGGCTATCCATATAATGCCATGTTTTGATCTCGGGAAATAAGACAGGTGGTGTTAAATCGGTTCCTGCGCCAGGATAAAAGGCACTCATACTACATGGATATCATACACGTGGTTTATATTGAGATTTTCCTGGTACGTCGTTGACCATATTTGTTTTTTTTACGGGACTGAAGTGCCAAACGAAATGCCTTTTTTTTGTGATCACATCCTTTTTCCAGAATGGCGAAATCGACTGCGGCGGATTTACCACCGGTTATCGCGCTGGCAAGACGAGCGAGACCCCAGCTTTGAGCGGTTTGGCTGGGACGGGATCCCGACGAGAAATAGGCACCTTCTCCTTTTCGAACAATTTGTTTGAGGGCATCAATGGAGCATCCTGTTTGTTGGGCAAGCATCTTGGTAGGGGTCATGGTTTCTACGCCATAGAGACGGCGGGCTGTTTCGAGGTGGCGAGAGGGACGGTGGGGATAGGAGGCAAGAGGAGCGCGTGAAAGGTACTCTCCGCGCTTATAAGCACGTCGGGATGCCTGCAACATAGCCCGTTGTTTCCGTCGATCTTTTCGTGATAGACGAAGAGGGATGTATTTAAGAGGTATCATTTACTCTGGAAAGATAATATAATTCTAGAGTAGATGAGAGGAAAACAAAAGACGAGACGTAGTCTGAAACCACTACGCAGAACCCATAAAATGAAAGGAGGATTTGTTCCATCCGTTATGGGAAACTTCCTGTTTGGTGCGTCTAAATACATAACACCTTTGGCACTTTTTGCGGGGTACAAGTTGTATACGAAGACGAAAGATGCCATACGAAGTAATAAACGCAGAACGAGACGTGCTCATAAGTAAAATTAGGGTTTAACCGGATCAGTGGAATAGATGTAATTAAATTGGTCGGCATGTTCCGCTAAGATCTTACTGAATGGATTTTGAGCACGATTTTCGGATAAATCATAAATGGTTGTTTTATTAAATTGATTTCCTGTTTTTCGTCCTCCTGCATTATGAATATTGAATTGTCCTCCTTTTGCTTCTTTCATGTGTTTATTGGATTTATCAATGGAATGACCATATGCGCCCGAGCTGTACTTTTTACCCTCCATTATTTCACGAGATCGTCCGCTTTCACTGCATCCTTTGCACTTTTGAAGTTCAGAATAGGTACATTTTGTTCCGGATTCATGTTGCCAGATATGCAATCCGATCCATTCTTTATCCTGTGTCAGATCAATGTATTCTTGATATTTGTTAATGCATGGTTCGGATCCCAAGTGAGCTTCTGCACCGGGCCAACCACAGGTTCCCAATGTCTCAGGAACGTAGAGACTGACGGGCCGATGAGTAAGTAAAAAACTCATCATTGCATCTTTGACATCGGATGATTTGAATAAGGACTTGACTCCTATGGTAGATCCGACCAAATTTTCAAAACCAACCGTGCAGGTTCTCATGAGAGTACGAATGATCATTTGATAGATCATGGATGTTTCACGATAGAGTCCTCCATCAATCGAAAAAAAGGTGGTTGGAAATCCTTCGACTTTTGAGAACAAGTTGATCAACGTCTGTGCCCAATAGGTTTTTCCTGCGGCACTTGGACCGAATCCCATGATCAAACGCCCTTTTGGGTTAGGATAATCAAGCTCCATTTTAATGATGGCAATGTCTTTTTGCCACTCACCGGTAAGAGGACCATTAAAGGATAACGTTATAGGAACAGGTTCGTTTTTCTTCTTGTTGGACCACAGTACACTTCGAAATAAGGATCGAACCATATAGGCAGTGGACCCAATTTCTTTTTGAATTAGATCGGCTAGAATGGTTTGGCAGGTTCCACTGCATGATTTCCATTCACGTTTGGAGCAAGGTTTGGTAAATGGATAAAGAGAGAGGATGGCCTCTTCTACTTTTTTCTGAATCTCGTAAAAGTCCTTTACTCCAAATGTCTTAAATAATAGATCCATCAGCTCTTGTTTCTGAGTGGTATTCAAGCTGGTTCCCTCAAAATAAGGTTCGATGGCAGCAATACTAGTTCCATTAATAATTACCTGTGTTCCATTGGCTTTTGATGCAACATAGTTCGTTTTGAAATGATTAATGGAGGTGGGAACCAGATTACGATCGATCGAAATGGAATTTCCACCGCGATATCGTTTGGTACTGCGTCTGGATTTGCGTTTTCGTAATGGGCGATTTCTTCGTGTTTTACCCATCTCTACTATGAGAAAATATCATAATCCGTATAATACAGGCTAGGAGGCTAACTAGAAAACCCAGTGCGTTTAAATACAAGACGAGTCCCATTCCGGACAACCGGAGAATTCTAGATTTGTCAGTAGTCTAAAGCCGATTCAGACAAATAAACACAATGAGTCTTTCACAAGGAAAAGCCATGCCAAACGCGAATGGAAATTTATTCGAGATCCGTACCGTCCAATCGGCGGCGTTCCGTACATTGATTGAAGCCTTGAAGGAGATTCTTACTGAGGCAAATCTGGAGTTTGATTCAACGGGGATTAAAGTCATTGATGTAGATGAGACCCATACCGTTCTAACGTATTTGCGTCTGCATTCCGATCGTTTTGAGTATTTCTATTGCCCAGCCAAGTATGTGTTGGGGATCAATATGATTTATCTGTTCAAGTTGATCAAGACCTTGTCCAACAATGACAGTTTGACGTTGTTCTTGCCGGCGAGCAACCCGAACAAGTTGGGTATTCGTGCGGAGAATGCGGAGAAGGGAACCACGAATACGTGGATGATGAAGTTGTTTGATACGAATGTGGAGAATATCGAGTTTCCGAACATTTCGTTCACGTCGATCATTCATATGCCGTCGGCGGATTTCCAGAAGATTTGCCGTGATTTCAATGCGTTGGCGGAGAAGTTGGAGATTACGAGTTCGAGTTCGGATCTGATCTTTCGATGCGTGGGAGATTTCGTGGATGGTGAGACGGTGATTATGTCGAATAATCAGGGAGGGATTGAGGTCGAGCGGAATACGAATGAGATTGTGCAAGGTATGTTTGAGCTGAAGTACCTGGTTCTATTCACGAAGTGCACCAATCTGTGCACTAGCACACAGATTCATTTGAAGAATGACTATCCGTTGGTTCTGCGTTATATGGTGGCGAATCTGGGTGAGGTGCGTCTGGTTTTGGCCCCGCAGAAGCAGAAGACGGAGACCACGAAACCACAGAAGCTTTAGGGAGACGCAAACACACTTCGTAAACCCTGACCCCTTCCACTGAGGTATTAAAATGATAGATGTAGAATAAAAGTAAAAACAATAAAAAGATAATATCGAATAATATCTTTTTAGTAGTGTTTGCATAATAATAAATCGGTACAGGGGTGTGGGGAGGTAGCCCGCTTTGCGGGCGTAACGTCCCCACTTACATTTTCTTCTGGACAAACGGGGTATAGATGATTTCGGATTCTTTTAGGGAACTGATCGAGGTAGAAAGAGTAGAGGGTTGATTAAACTTCTGGGCGTCCGTATTCCATACTTTAATGATATTGAACCCCCGTTTCGGACTGATCGAAATTCCATTGATTTTATTATCGACATTCGTGGTTGCGCCACCAAGCATGGCAGCAATGATATACGTGAGATAGACATCAGCAGCTTCTTTTTTTTGACAACGAAAGGAATAACATCCTCCACGAATGTGGTGATGGCTTTCCCATAGGGGAGGAGCAGGATCACGCATCATAAAGAACATTCCGTCGGAGAGGGTCTCCGTCTGAAGGACTTCCATGAGAGACCAAAACTGACTCCACGTTTTGATGGAGCCGAGATTCATAAAGGTCTGAAGAGTCCACTTGGTCTCTTCGGGGGAATGGAAATAGAGCGTCCATGATCCGGTCGGAATGGAAGAATGAATGGTCAATTCTTCATTCGGTTGGGACATGTTTTGGGTGATACGGATGTGTATCTATGCTAAGTGGGTGGTTGATTTCTTTAAACCGAACGCGATCAAATTTATGCATGATAAAAGGTGAAAGGGTCATGTGGTGGGACAACATATTCTCGGATAGATAGTTTGCCATTTCGAATGGCAAGACAATTATTGTCTGCAAATAGCGATAAGGTTTGTTCATTTCCTTCGTCGTCAATGATGTGAAAATGAATCTTTGAGTTGGCGGAAAACCATTGTTTGGTTTCTGCACACCATGCAAGCAAAATCATGGTTAATTTTGGAACGATGGTAGGAATGGTCTTGACTCGAAACTTTGCCATAAAGGAATCAAACTCAAACTCTTGCTCATATTCTCCATCGACAACGGAGATTGTAGCAGATAACCATGACAATTTATAGGATTGAATAGGGGTTTCTACGCCAATATATTGCAATTCATGAGAAGAATAAATCCATTTGGCGGGTGCTTGATTAGATACATGGGAGATAGGAAGCGGAAGAGTATGATCATTTAGAAAAACCCATGTATCATAACGATATTGAATATAATGGGACAAATGGGAATAGGCATCGACTAGACGATGTTTGGTTTGGTTGCATTTGTCGGTGGCCCAGTTCCATAGCGTCATGCATGACAAAAATAGGTAAGAGCGGAGTGTCATATTATTCATTTCTAGATAGTATATTATTTAAGTTGATCGATAGAATGAAATGGTTTGAGTTTTGGTTTTCCATACACCAATGGGTTGATCAGATGGCTGTCCTTCGGCGTCAATTTCATAGATGAATCCTTCTTCAGGATCCTTATAGTAATGCACTCCTTTCACAATAATCTCTTCTAGTTCAACCCCTTCTTCCTCCTCTTCTGCTTGTTCCTCTTCTGCTTGTTCCTCTTTTGGATCTTCTTGTTTCACTGCATCTTCTTGCTCTTCTTCTTGCTCTTCTTCTTGCTCTTCCTCTGCTGCTTCCTCCACCTCTTCTTCTTGCACTTCTTCCTTTTGCTCCTTTGACTCTACCTGTTTTTCTTCTTGTGCCTCTTCTTGTTCTTGAGTCTCTTCAACGGTTTCCTCTTCATCCGATGATTCAACATTGTTTTTCACTTCAGAGAAGTCTTCCGATTTATGGATGTTGACAACGGTCGGCTCGATGATTTCATTTTGAAGAGGGGTCGGTCCACTCAGCCATGGATCAGGATACTCCATCGTTTGTTCCAAATGTTCATCGATATGGATTTCGCGTGTTTCTTCCATAACATCAATGCGATCAATCAAATGATGAATGGTATGTTTCTGAGCACTGACTTCATTGGTCAACTCTTCTATTTTTTTCATCAAATCTGAAACATTCGGATTGGATGGAAGGGAAGGTTGATAGGAGGAAGGATGGGATCCAGAATGTAAGGAATTCAACCAATCTTCCAACTGGTAGAGATCCTTCTTGATCTTGTCAATCGTGCTATGAATCAAAGCAGTGGTAATGGACATGGGTGCCTTTATATATGGCGCGACAAGCGCATCAAATTTTACGATGATTTGATTTTCAGGTTGATGCATGCATCGAGAGTAGACTCCCATGCCTTTAATGGTTTCGTGCGACGCAGACGAAGTACTTCCTCTGCCTTTTGAAGGCGTTCCTTGACGGTTTCATTTACGTTTTTAGTCAAGCTCGCATCATAGAAATCGATGGGCTTCGTATCCATGGTGGCCAAAATGCTGACCATCGGAGGCAGATGAACATCGACGCGCACCTTATGAGATTGGATCAGTGCACGGTACTCTTCGATCGAAAAGGATCCACCAAACAGGCGCAGTGTCGTACGTGGTGGGGCAGGATGGATGGTCCCTTGACAAACCTCTCCATAGACGCGATAGAGAAGTGCAAGCTGTTCCCAGCGCGTATGAGAATCTTGGCGCATGTCAAAAAGATAGGCAACCGCACATTCAGGACTGCAATAATTACCCGATACTTCTAGATACTCACCTGTATCACGAATGGGTAATACGACAGGGCGATGCGTAAAGGTATGACAGCACCAAAAGCAGGCGGCATCGGATTGAGATGGGATCTGTTTGATATCTGATGAATCTTTGAATTGAACAAGAAAAGTCGATTTGAGGGAATAGTAATCGATCTCGGGTTCAATTGCCGCAACAGGTTTAGAATCGACCGGTTCGATTGGAGCCGGTTCGGTAGGTGGAACAATCACGGTATTGGTCAATTGTTCTACTTCTTCACAAAATGGATTATCTGCATTCAAATCGTAAGGTTGCGCCTCGGTTGGTGGATGTGGATCATACACAATCGGCATATCCGTCATAGGAACATCTCTGCTTTGAATGGGAAGATGAACAATCAAAGGACGACGTACACCTGAAAGGAGAGAACCCTCAATTCCATCAGGAGTAATCACTGCGACAACGGGAAATTGTTTCTTTTTACTTGTTTTTTTGGAAGGGGCATCCACTGGATGTTCTGTAGTTGTGCTACGTTTACCTCGACCTCTTCCACTCATACTGGTAGAATGCAGTCATTGGTTTATTTAAGTTGTTTGGGTATCACGAGCCAATAGAATCATCTTGCGATACCTAGTAATAACATAAGAGTCCTTTAGAATCGAGATCCATACAGGGCCTTCCACGCCATCTTGTGGGTCAGGTGGTAGACAAGGGCGAACACGACGGCGTGGAACGCGGCCTTGACCAAAAAGGACGAGCCTGGTGGGAGAGACAAGAGAACGCCTGGAACAAGGAGGAAGAAAAGCACCGCAGTGAACAGAGACATCATGGGGTGAAACATGGTTATATTTAGGGCAAAGAAAAAAGAACAGAAAAGGGTTTAAGCATTATATGCCAGCGTAGAAGTAAGATGTCCGTAGACACCGCCTTTTGGTGTGAACGGGTTCGGAAATGTTTTTCCATGTTTTTAAAAAATACAACCACCATTCAACACTTATTGTTGTTTGGACCACCTGGATCAGGAAAGACAACAAGTGCTGCATGGTTGGTAGATCAGATTTGGGGGAATCGTAAATCGTTGATGTGCATTTCAATGAATGCAGCGGATGAACGCAGTTTGGAATCGATTCGCCAGAAAGTCTTCCCGTTTCTTCGAGTGGATTGGAGAACGGCGGGGGAGACGGCACCCCGTTTTCTGATCTTGGATGAGTGTGAAACCTTGACGGAGGCAGCCCAGTTGTCGCTACAAACGATTTTGAATACCGATCCAACCGATATTTGTGTTATTTTAATCTGTAATTCACAAAGTCGAATCCATCCAAAACTTCGTCAACGATTGCTAAAAATAAGATATGATCCACCGAATCGAAATCAAGAAACGGCAGATTTATTTACTTCCATGACACGAGGCGATTTACGACAGCATGGACGTCAATCCGATACAGAGCAACGAATTTGGAATTATCTTCATTGTCATCCATCTCAGCTTCCTTCCCTTCTTCAAGATGAAACGATTGATTTTCACATGATTGTATCGGAACTTCTTCTTCTTGCAGATCGATTTGATATTTTAGATCAAACTCTTATTGATCGAATTAATTTAGTGTATTCTCTTCTTATGGATAATACAACCTTAAAGGAAGAAACACATGATCATTTAATAACATTAATGAAGGAATTTAAAGTGAAATTTGAAGTCAAATGTGGAGGAGAATAATGCATACACACGAATGGCATATACAAAATCAAATCTACGTGTTTCCACGATGGTGATCACGGCGCATTGGGGGACGCCGATCCAGCTGGATCAGCTCTTTGAGTCGCTTCGTCCGATCCTGATTCCCATCTGGTATCCAGACGAGGGAATTCTCAAGTTTGAACATAAAAATATGGTATTGGGTTCCAGCTACAAAGACATTTTCACCAATCGAAAAATAACATCAAAGTCGTTCTTCAATCAATCTACCATGGTGCTTCGTAGAAAAACGGCGGGGGATGGTTGGAAAGAAGTAAATGTTAAGTTGTTTGCAAATGGAGGGATCCAGATGACGGGTGTGACATCCGAACCTTTTGCACGGGAGGCCATGGAGTGGCTTCTGAATGTCTTTCGATCTCTCCCTGAATCACCCTTTAAAGAAGAAGCATCCATTCAACGATTTTCCGTACAACTCATCAATACCGATTATGCTTTGAATCAATTCATCAATCAGGATGTACTTCACAAGATTCTGATCAATGAATACAACTTGTTCAGTATGCTGGAAAAAACGATTTATCAAGGGGTAAACACCAAATTCTTCTATAATGCTCGAAATCCAGGAAATGGAATTTGTCAATGCAAAACGTTCTGCAAGGGTCAGGGTACGGGAGAGGGAGAAGGAGAATGCAAACGCATTACGATGAGCATCTTTCGAACGGGGCGAATTATTATTACGGGCGCTCGTCAACTCAAACAAATTGAATCCGCTTATGATTTCTTAAACCAGGTCTTTGACCGACATCATGCAAAGGTATTGTATCCTCCCAATACACAGTAGTTGCGTTTATTCAAAAGAAAGGAATTATATTTTATTGTCAGATTTAGACATGGCAACCCCGGCATCTTCTACCCCAGCAAATCCCGTCGTGGTTCCAGCCGCGGGCAGCGCAAACGCAGTCGCCGATATCTTGCCTTCGGCCCAAACCATGATCCAGGCCTCGAAGTTGGCCATTGAACAGGATCGTGCCATTATGTTAGATTATTACCGTCAAACGGCTGGAGGAACTGCATTTCTTGGCGAAGACCAGAATACGAAAGAGAAGATCCTTGTCAAGTCAAAGGATGAGTTTACTTCACTGATCAAGAAGCTATTCAAGGTGGGTGATGATTTCATCATTCTGACGGAAAATTCGCTGTACGTTGTCTCGGGTAAGATCCAGAAGCGTAAGGTGAATTTGGCATCTCTTCAGGAGGCCTATGATTCTTCATTGTAATCGATAGAATGATGTCTATGCTTCAAGAAATTATTGTATTGACTTTTATTTTTCTATCGTTGATGCTATACAGCGATGTTTATGGGCAAAATAAAATATATAGATGCGTACTCCATCACGTCATTGCACTTTGCCTAGCATTTTTCCTTTCTTATCTTATCTACATTTGCAAAAATTGAAAGAATCGATTTGATCCACAATGGTTGCCCGTCATGACTACCCTTGAGGATACGATATTTGACCCAAAGGTCATTATTCTAGGCGTATTTGGTTCGACCAATAAGGTATCGGAACATGATCTGCAAGAACGGGTTCTTCTTCCCATTTTACAAGAACTGGGTGATGTCCCTACGAAACTTCTTTTGCCCACGGAAGGAAATAGTTCGATTTATATTCAAGAATGGGCGGAGACCCTTTCGATTTCCACACAGGTCTTTCGTTCCGATTGGGCACGGAATGGAAAAATTGCCCAACGTCTGCGGGATGATCAAATACGAAACGAATGTACTCATGCTCTCGTATTTCTTTCTTCTCGTTCTACACGATTGGAACGATTCTCGGAATCATTATCTAAAAAGGGAAAAATCGTATTTACATCATCGCCAGAGCTGGAGCTGACGCAGCTTGTTTATTCTTCAGAGTTGGCTTCAGCGCCCGTTCGCACATCAAGTAAAGGAACAACGCAGACGTTGCTGAAATTCCAAAAGAAAGGAGAATGTTGATCAATACGGCAATCATCATCCCCACGGTCATCTTGGAAGAGGTAAAGACCCATACTCCGTAGAGAAGTGCAAGACCGGCCCATACGGAGAAGATAACGAAAAAGACATAAAAGTAATTGCAAAGGAGATTATCCGGAATCTGATTGGTCCACTGTGGAGGATGCATGGTTCTATTGGAGGGTGAGTATTTTTTAGGCAGAGACCGGAAATCTCTCACGATACCAGTAGAACCATGTCAACCCCATCGATTGCCCCATGTTGCGTGGCGAATCTTTCTACTCCGAATCCCAATACCTCGAATTATGATACAAGCACGGTAGTTCAACAGAAAAGTGGTGCGAAACTCGTTTCGGCTGTGTCTGAATTTTATGCTGCTGCAAGTACAAAACAACTTCGTCCGAATGCTCCGCCGATTTTCAAGACGTATCAGCAAATGATGGAATGGAAACAAGCACAGAATCGAAGATAATTTTCAAACAGCTAATTAGAATGTCAAGAAAATCACAACGTGCATCCCGGACTCGAAAGCAGTCTAAGCGTCAACGCAGTCAACGTCAGCGCAGTCAGCGTCAACGTCAGCAAGGCGGTTCCTCCGCACTCATGGGTGCGCCACTTTCAGACAGTCTTGCAGGAGGCTGGTCATCGAAAATGGCCATGGGACATGGCGGTGATTATTTGAAGTATCATATGGGTCAACACGGCGGGTCTCTTGCGGGTGCACCCGTTAACGTGATTGGCCACGAGGGACTCCCTGCATCCATGCAGGGTGCGGCCATGACGGCTGGAACCATGAAGGCCTATGCGGACATCGCTGGCTTGAAGGATCAAGCGGGAGGTCGTCGCCGAAAGAACAAGAAGAGCAAGAAGCAGCGTAAGTCTCGTTCCAAGCGCAGCAACCGTTCCAAGCGTCAGCGTCGCAGTCAACGTCAGCGTCGCACCCGCAATAAGCAGCGTGGTGGTTCGAAGCTTGACTTTGCACCCGTCTCGAGTGCTAGCATGCTTCTCTCCGATTACTCCAAGACAGGCATGAGCCCACAATGGAACAGTGGCGTCGAATTTGATGGCGCGGCGGCTCGTCAGGCCATGTGAACTTTTTGAGAAAAAGTTCGCAAAAAGCACCCAAAAAGCTTGAAGTGTAAGAAAAAGTCTACAAAAAAAGAATATAAAAATTGAAAGATTCCTATGTTATGTTAAAAGACAACATAACATGAGCACCTGTACGATTTGGACCGATTTATCCCAAGAAGAGCAAGATAAAAGAAAAGAAGATTTCCTTGCAACTGCCTCAGCAGGAGACATTCTTATTTATCAAGGACCCAATCAAATGGATCAAACACGATACGAAGTCATTATCAAAGATGACAAAAAAGAATTAAAATGGACACATTCTCCATACGATTATTATGATTGTTATTGAGGTTGTAAATAAATATCCTTCTGAATGGAATCCTCCGAACAAGAATGAGATCTCACCTTCTCTTGAAATAGCGATTTCAAAAGAGTAGAACCTTCTGATACAAATAACGATCGCTCTGCTGGACGAATAGAAACATCCACAATAATGTACAAATCACCATGCTTTCCCAGTACACCAGGCATCGGCATACCAAACCCACTCAAGACATACCGATCATTCTGGAACGAGCCAGCAGGAATCTGTGCAAAGAGTCCTTCGTCGTATCCTGGGTGGCCATCGATTTGAACCACACATCCCAGTAGACTTTCCGAAAGAGAGATGGATATTTTTGTTTCCAAGTGTTGAAGACGATCACCGATACGTTTGAATTGTTTATAGGCGGGATCATTGGGATCTTCCTGAAGAATGATTTGGGCATCCCCTGGACGTTCAAATGCGGGATGATCGGAACAGACTTCAGGAAACAAGAATGTCTCTTCAGCCCTTGTTCCTGGTGCAATATGTACGGATAGATTTCTCTTTTCTGCATGAAAACCAGTTCCGTTGCATGGTGTACATACTTCAATGATTCGTTCTCCCTTTCCTTGACAATCCAGGCACGGACCCGTTGTATGCATCGCCATGGGTCCCATTTGGATCACCTGAGTAACCGCACCTTGACCATTGCATTTTCGGCAGGTTTCTTTCGATTTTGCACCGGTATGATCACACTGGGAACAAAAGGATTGACGATTAATCATGATATCGAATTTATGACCAAGATAAAACTGTTCTAAGGTAATGGGAATGGTCTGTACCGCAGGTGCCGGTTTTTTCCCTTTTCGAACAGGACCGCGCGGTTGTCCAACGGGTGGATTACCAAACATATTTCCAAATAGATCATTAATATTAAATTCAAAGGGGACTCCTCCTTGAGGAAATCCTGGGAACCCAGGAAATCCTGGTGGAAATCCATTTTGTTGTTCCATCATTTGTTCATCGGTCATTCCCGTTTCATCGTAGATTTTGCGTTTTTTCTCATCGGTTAAAATATCACTCGCTTTGGTAATTTCTTTAAACGTTTCAGGATTTCCTCCTTTATCAGGATGATGAATGCGCGCCAGTTTTAAATACGCTTTTTTGATGGCAGTACAACTGTCGCTCTTTGAAACACCGAGAAGATCATATAAGGATTTGGAGGACATCCCTTTAATCGGTGTATACTGGCCTCGTTTAAGTTAGGTAATCTAAAGTCGGAGAGAGACAATGGAATAAAGACCCATGACATCTCTTGTGGGTCAAGATACGGTTTGGAAAGAATGTAAGGCTCAATTGGAGACACCGTGTCATATTTTTTTAACAGGATCGGCAGGATGTGGAAAAACAACATTGGTTCGTGAATTATTGCAATCCTATGCGCGTACGAATCATAGAATGAACCCCTCGCAATGGGGGTTAGAATCCAACGACGAATGTTTATTATTGGGCCCTGATCAAGATCGCGGAATTCAAACCATTCGTGGACAAGTTAGCCTGTTTATTCGACAAATGTCATTGGGAAAGAATGTGTTTCGATGGGTCATTGTGGATGATGTCGACACATTTCCACAGATTTCTCAACAGGCATTGCGACGTCCGATGGAATCGTATTCCCACATTACCCGATTTTTATTTATTGGAACTTCGGAAGAAGATTTGATTCCCGCCTTGCGATCTCGTTGTATTCATATTGCGATGAACCCGATCGATTCGATATTGTATCGCAATCAATTCCTATCCTATGTTGGTATGCCCAAACCGGATACCATAACGGATGATATGTGGAACTGGATCATTAATATTGCCGCAAATAACATCAGTGATTTGATCAGATTGTTAAAATTAATTCGAGATATTCATATTACGCTTAAGGAAGAAATAACAATGAAACGTGTGCAGGTTCTTTGTTCGGCTCCGTTTTATGTAGATTTTATTCCGTTGTTGAATGCCATGTCAACGGGCGATTCGGTACAAGCCATCAAGAGTCTTCTCCATATTTGGAAACGCGGATATGCCTATGAGGATATTCTAGAAAGCTTTCAAGTGATTAATCAATTGTTTGGAAACAATCAATTCAAGGATAATATCATGATTCATAAATTTTTAATTCATTCTTGGATTTCCTATTGTAAAGGGAATACAAGCATTTTAGCATTACAAAATGTTATTTATAAAACATTACAGGATCCGACAAGTTGAGCAAAACAGTATGACATTTTTCTAGAATGAATGTATTTATGAATGGTTTTACTAAAAAATGGATTGTTAAAAAAATCACATTTGTATAATCGTTCCATAAAAAGTTTGGGTATATACAAACGAAAGAAATTCATACAATCCGTCATAAAGGAAAGGGTGTCCTTCAATTCTTTCCGAATATGAATCATGTTCAATTCATGAAGATATCGATAGATGATGAGTTCAATATCATACGGGAGATACATGATATATACATTCGATTTTCATTTTAGGCATGAATTGATTTCTCAAGTAGATACTTCACCGCTAAATCAGAGTGCATGATTTGAGTTTCGCTCATTTGTAGAAACCAGCCGAAGACGCGACGATCGGTCAGTTCGGCCCATGGAAATGGAACATACGTAGTATAGGAACAGAGGTCAAAAGGTAAATTGCCATCCGTTCCTGATGCCAGTAAATCTTCTAATTGAATACGCTTGCCATTCTTCTTACGCATTCCCTCGGCCGCAGGATCAACAATGAGACCAGTGGAAACGTATTGAGTAGAGAATCGAACAAAATCCCATTTGGCATCCCCGCGGATTTGACTGCCACCACGTTTTTCATCCAAGCGTGTATGACATACTGCCGCCCACTCAACAAACATGGGATGATCCGCCTTGGGTGTCCAGATGGCACGAAAGCCTGGTACATTGGTTCCTGCCGACCCTGCATAGGTTTCATCCAAATCCGTTCCAAAAAAGACGGTCTTGTCCTTGGGTAAAACACCGAATCCTTTCAGGCATACAGAGGATGGACAAAGCCATAGACCACCGTACTTGGCCAAAATGGCCGTGCGAAGATAGTTCAACTCCGCCTCACCAACAGGTGCGAGGGGGTTGCGTAATCCGGAAGGCAAATGCTCCCACCCTCCTAGTAATTCTGCCGCACCGGCTAATCCTCCAATGACTTCGATACGATAGTGGTCCTTGTTTTGTTTGACAATGGATTCGTAGCAGAGATTGAGAAAGGGAACATTCAGGGCTCGACTAGAACGTGCACCAAAATCAAAACCCTGACGGGCATTCACATCGGAATGATCGTAGTAGAGCCAGATGGCAGGTTTTTCCAATCCTCTCTTAAGAATATGCTTATCGGCAAAAGGGTTGTATTTGACATAATCCTTTGAATAGAGTACAGCGTATGTTAAGGCAACGATGAATAATACGACCAATATGGTGAGAAGAATAGAAAAGGCTTCCATATCAATCGATCCTACTATCCGTCTTAGATTTCTTTCACAAAGGAATCCTTTTCCTCTTCTAACGCTTGCGTACTATGATCATTCTGTGCACCTTGTTCACTTCGTCCACCTTGTAATGCCCAGACACTCGAAGCCGTATTTTTAAAATATTCCTCAACACGCAGTTTGTGTGCTTTTTCCTCCTCCTGTTTCTGTTTTTCATACGCAGCGATTGCCTCCAAATCACGATCCAATTCCGTCGTATACACTAATTCACGTTCCTTTAAGAGTGATTCAAAAGTTCGTTCGCGTTCTTGATAGACTGGAATCTTATCATAAAGTGTATTTTCTGCAGTATACGCATCATGAAGATCGGTATATTCAGGATTCGCCTCGACCTCCGATGTGAAGGAATGACCTGATCCCTGAATCAAGGCGGAACCACGTGCCGATCCTGATACAAATGCCATTTGATCGGGATGAAGAATCAGCGAGGTTGGTTCTGGTTTTCCCAGTTTGACCCTCGTTTCAAAGGAGCGATTCCAATCAAATGGATTGTCTGCCTGAATGGGGTCTTCTTTGACATCATCATGAGACCGAAACCAGGTTTCATACCCAACTTCATTTTCACGAACATGGTTTTTCTCGAATTGTTCATTGAATTCTTTGAGAAATGTCTCATTCTTTGTAGCATCCACTTGATCAAATATTTCTGAAACCAAATTATTAAGTTCAGAAACGAACTGATCCTCACGGGCCTGTCGCACTTCAGATGGATCCAGAACTTGAAATCCGCCACGGCCACCTGTTGTACGTTTCAAGATGTTTGACAAATACAAGTATGCCGCCAGGACATTATCAAAATCGCCTTCGGATCCTCCTTTGTCAGGATGGGACTCCACGGCGGCACGTTTGAAGGCTCGTTTTAAGGACTCCGTGGAAACCTCATCGATTCGTTGAAACCCTAATTGCTGCAGGGCGTGTTCCATATTAGTTATTGGTAGGGTTAACTGGTTTAGATTGTTTAGAACATGTTAGGAATTTATTTAAACTTTGTGTAAACTTCATAGAGATGTCGAGTAAGTGGATCACGTTGAATAATACAACGATTCTAATTGATTCAATTGAAAGTGTTGAAATGATTATGGAAAAAACAGAATATTTCTTCATGGTACAATGCAAAAATCGTAATGTTCATAAGGTAAGTTTACATGCAACGGGTGGAAAATGGTTATATACCATATGTCATGATGGATTGGAAGAGGCCAAGAGGGGTGGTGAGCGTTATGAACGAATATAAATTCGAAACTGGTAAAAATGTCGACTCCTGCAACAAATGTGAATACGGTCGTGATACCATCTACTAAAACGACAACTTCCAATCCGTCGACTTCTGCAACTACTGCGACAACTACTGCAACACGTAATGCGAGCGTGAATGTGATTGGAAAGCAAGGTGGTGATGTTACGGTAACGGTTCAAGAAGAAAAAACAGGAGATGTTCTCAATCCAAATCATACAGTTTCATATAATGATGTGGTGAAAATTTTGAAAGAATCATACAATTTTGACGAAAACATAACTTCTACTTCTCTGGATATTTTGGCATTGTATTTAAAAGGCCAAAAGATCATTTATACCGAAAGCAAAACCTATTGTGAAAAACGACTAAATACGTTGATGTTGCCGGCTATTTTACTGGCAGCAGTTTGTTCCATCTTGAATTTTATTTTGAAGGATTATTCAAATGGAACGATTATTATTTCATCTTTGAATGCGGGAAATTCTTTTATTTTATCGATCATTAATTATCTGAAATTAGCGGAAAAAAGTCAGAATCATTTGATGGCCGCACAGCGATTTCATAATTTGGAATCGCGAATTGAACTCAAAAGTGGTAGATCATTGTTTTTTGGTAATACGGTTGATATTGAAAAAACACTAGAAGAAATTGAACGTGAAATCAAGGAAATTCAGAGTTCAGATCAATTTATTGTTCCTGAGGCGATTCGCTATCGGTATCCTAAAATCTATTCATCGAATCTGTTTGCACTTGTCAAGGAAATTAAAAATAGCGAAATGTTGATTATTAATAAACTAAAAACAGCCGTTCAATCTATTCATACCCTTACACAGGAACGAAATGAGCTGAAACAGAAAGAAAAAGATTATCTAGAACGATATCGTACCTACAATAATGAAAAATATGAGCTAGAATTGAAAGTGAACATACTCGATCAACAATTGTCGGCCGAAAAGAGCGTTCCATTAGAATATATTGTAGAAAGCGAAGATGAACTAGAAGATGAAGTTCTAGTGGTAGATCCTCATGACGATCCGAAAGAACAAGAACGATCTGTAATGAACTTAGAAACAACCAATCAAAAAATACGAGAACGAAATCAAGAACGAATGAATCGTAGAGAAGAAAAGAAGAAAATATGGTTAAGAAGGGAAAAAGAATCAAGAAGACTAACAATCATGGATATTCAAAAAGAACTATCACGATGTCAATTATCATTACAACAAATCACGTCGCGTGCAGGTCATATGAAAGGGCTATTGGGAGAAGTACGTGATGACATTCAAAGGAAAAAAGAGCTCATTGATATTTGCGATGGAATGAAGAATGAAGCGTTTAATGCGACGGTGACTCATCGACAACGCTACATCGATCTAAGTGATACATTGAATCGCGAAATTGATCAGCATATCAAGGAAACAAAACGATGGCATGGATGTAGCCCATGTGATTTTTTTAACACCTAAGCACTTTTTAGAAAAAAGTGCCCAAAAATACCTTTGTTAGAAAAAAGTGCCCAAAAATACCTTTGTTAGAAAAAAGTGCCCAAAAATACCTTTGTTAGAAAAAAGTGTGCAAAAATACAGATGTTCTAAAAAAGTGCGTAAAAAGACCGTTATTATGAAAAGTGCCCATAAAATCATATCCCGGTTTTTAAATCCATATCGTATATAGAATGGCAAGTGCCGAGCCCTTTTATATAACACAATTTCAAACGGAAATTTCAGGTATTCTTCCTAATAGTTCCGAACTTACCCTTGTTTATATGAATTATCGAGAAAGAGACCCACGTGAGTGGACTTCTGAAATTTCTAATGAAATTGAACGTGCAAGTGTCAGAACAGTATATCGAACCATTAAATTAATTGATAAAAGATCATATAAGGATCATTTTACTAAAGGCGAATTAGATGATTTAGAAAAAGGTCATTTTACAATAGAAGGCTTGGGAATCCAACAAGGTAATAAATATGAAAGTTTTGGAACAGGATTTGTAAATCATATGACGATTGGGATAGATGATGAACTACAAGGTAGAAAACTATCTACCGCACTTATACAAGGTATGATGGCAGGAATTGAAAAGGAAGGTATTAGGCGTATCGATAGACAAAAATTATTTATTGATGCGGATGGAAGTGCTGGATTTTGGGACAAACTTGGAATGAAAGAAAATCCACGTGCTTTTAACTTTAATGGACCAAGAGAAGAAGGAAATGGATATGAAAAAATGATTATGATTGGGGATATCCGTGAGTATCTAAGATCAAAAAGATCAAATAGCCCAAGAAGAAAAAATAGAGAAAATCGTTCAAGAAGACGAGGCGGGAAAAGGAATCTTAAAAAGCGAAATACAAGAAAGCGATCCATGAAAAGAACTTAAGTCGATAATAAGATAATAGATCACATGCCGAACGAATGTGTTAATCATATCACCATAACGTATCCATCTGAACTAAAAGAACAACTGGAGTCTGATAGGCAATCGGTACAGGGAATTGTCAAACAATCTGGTAAAAATGGAATGCGGTTTTATTATTCAACTGCATGGCTACCAGATTATACATGGTTAAAGTCCATGACCTCAAAATACCCTTCCTGTTGGATCAAAGATGAATGGATTTCGGAGGATGGAAAAGCAGGTGTTTGGGTCGGATATAATAATACGATCAAAAGCCTGGAGTGGGATGATCTTTCGATTGAAGATGAGCACTATATGTTTAAATAAAAATCCTTTGATATTTTTGCGGACTGAAGTCCATTAGTACCCCCATTTCTTTAGAAATGGGGCTATGAGCGGACTTCAGTCCGCTAGTACCCAATTTTCTTCTGGTTCAAATCAACCCCATCGGTTATCACCATCTGTTTCATGCGATCATGATATTGCTGGTTTTTCATATGCATCTCCGCCCGTCTACGTTCACGCAGTTCATCGTTCTGGGCCTGGCGTTTTTCAAAGTCGCGAATACCATGAAGTTCGGTCTGTGTAAACGGATCGGGTGCCCTCTCGCGTGAAGCCCTGTATTGTTCAAAGTTTCGATCTCCCACTTGAACATTTGCCACTTTGTCCGAAATGGTGGATTCGGAAGTATAAGCACCGCGTAAATCGGTGAACTGGAACCGTGAATTGGGAGCAGCCGTATAACTATCGGGGCGTTCTCCCACCAGATCGACACCACTCGTGGGGTTCAGCGTCAGTGCCATTTGACCAGGATGAACAATCAAGTTCGTGCTCTGCTTTCCGCCCTTACGTGCTTCATCCTCGAACATTCGATTGAAGACATCTCTGTTAAACTCTCCTTTGAACTTTTGACTGTTTGCGGCTTTGGAATCCGCCGATTTCAGCCAATCACCGTATCCGTCGGAGTCGGGGTCGGGCATGTGAGTTTGTTCGAACAGTTTGTTGAAGGCGTTCATGTCGAGATTCTTGGCGTTGAGACGGACAGGTTCGCCACCATACTCCCATTGTTTCGCATCGGATTCGCGGCGTTGTTGAACACTGGCCGAATCCACTTTACCACCTTGGGTGTCGCGCTTACCACCACGCATGAATTTGAGGATTTCAGCCAAATAGGCGTAGGCACGCGTGACGGCCTCGAAGTATTCTTCGGATCCTCCTTTATCGGGGTGAGATCGTAGGGCCATTTTCTTATAGGCGGCTTTGAGTGTTTCTTCCGTAAGGGCAACTTCTTCTTGGATGTTGAGGACTTCGAGACAAGAAGAAAAGTAGGAGATGGCTTTTTGTTTGGGGGTATCGGTGATAACCTTCCAGCTGGGCTGATTGGATTGATGCGCAACGAGCTGTTGCTGAGATTGCGATTGCGAAGTGTGTGCGTATGCGTGTTGTTGATATGTCGATGCAGTAGGGGCGTTCATGAGGGAAGGATGGGTTGCTCCAATCCCGTGTTGTACGGTTTGCATCGATCGAGGAACAGCGGGCATAGATGGCATAGCAGGTTGATAAGAAGTATGTGAGGGAGACGCTTGTTCTCCCGGAAGTAAGGGAGGTTGTCCACCGGACTGGACGGTAGATATATAATGAAGAAGATAGCTATAGATTCCTCCGCGTTTGGCCGAAGAGATATATTCAGTGGATGCCATGCATGTTTGGATGACTTGTATTCGTTTCATCGGATCATGAATTTGAATCATATTCGAATACATGCGAACATGAACGGGATCGATCGCGGACGATTGGTTTCCCATCTATCTTGGTTTCCACATTCGAATCTTTGATTTGATACGCAAAAAAATAAAGAGAAGAAATAGATGGCAGAAACAGCAAGGAAAAAACTTACCCTAAAAGCATCTACCCGTCCTCTGCATCTTGGAGATCGATCCACTCAAGCTCAGAGAAATAGCCAACGTACTGGTATTCCTTTAATGACGATTGTAAATCAAGAAGCGCATGAACGAATTAAAGCCATTGGAAATTCAGAAAATTATCAAGCGGCACACTCTCAGAATGTACAATCTGCCTTACAGGCTCCCAAGATTCAAGGTAAACAGCATGGAAGATTTTTAGTATTTGATATCAATGAACCCAATAATGGATCTCAAGCCGATCTTCCTGCTCAACCCACCGTATCAAATTCATCAAGTGTCCAAATCGGTAGATTTAGTGTATCGGATACACCAACCAGTATCAAAATAGGTCGATTTGACGTTTCTGAATCAAATGGAGGGAGGCGACGTAGAAAAACACGTAGAAATATCTCACGGCGAAGAAGATATGTCAACCGCCGAAGGACTTATCGAAATGGAGCATAAGGAAGATCATGATGCAATCATGTCATTAATTTCAGGAGATGCCATGACGGGTGCAGAATTGATTTTGCATGATGCATCTCTTCCGATACCGGTTAAGATCACCAAACTTCTGGGAATGATCATGACTCTCCTGGAGTCGGTCCAATTGAATGGTGCCAAGATAGCAGGAACAATTAAAAAAACAGTCTCTCTGCAATTACTAACACGTCTGATTCATTTCGTGGCAAGCGACAGCAAAGAATTCGATGAATTGATACAGGTATCGCAGACCACGGGCCCTGTTATCCTAGAAACCTTGATCGATGTATCAAAAGGAGTCAATTTGACAGCGGTTGAAAAACAGGTCGAAACATGTTGTTTCGGTTTCTTCTCCAAATAGAAAATTGACAATCAAATCTACAGAGACATATGGTATCCATGTATCTCTATCGATTAGGCGATTATATTCCAGTAGGCACAACCCCCACTCTTCCGATTGTATCGTTCGAGAATTCGATTGATTTGTCGCGTCTTCCTACCTATCCCATGGATGAAGTTGAACGTATATGGAAAGAAGAAAAACAACTCACCTTTATTCTACATTATTTGGATGGAAATGATGTATATTATTTCGTTCTTCCTACTCATTATAATGATACATACTATTACTGGAATCATGAACTAGGTGTAGATCAACATCTAAAATGGCATCATTGCGACTTTTATGCCAATCGGATTTTGGGCCGATTTATGGAACGATTTCAGCGTCGTTTGTATACTCGTATGTTTCTTTCAGAAATCCACCAGAAAATTAAAAGTGAACTGAACAATGTGGATGAAATGGATATTTCCTATCAAGAATCGTTGTATGAAATATTGCGTATCATGCATCTAGATGACTCCCATGATCGTCATTTGATTCAACGTGTTCGTGAGGAGGCTCAAGAAAAAGTGGAAACGGAACGACGTTATCGTCCAGATGGTGAGGGATTTCTGGAAGCCCAGCAAGACTTTGAAGAAAACATTAAATCATTACCGCTTTGAGTTCTCGAATGCTCGGTAATGGAAGTTGAGTCTCGCATTCCCAGAAAAAACGTTTACCTACTGATTCAAATCCAAAGACGCGTGGATAAAACTGGGGCGCCATCGCTGGAAAGGATCTTTCCTTACAGGGAGGAATCAATGACCAACTCTCCAAAGGAAGAACAAGTGCCAGCTGTTCTACTGGACGAATGTCTGTTGCGCGAACCCATATTTTTTCTGGAAATTCAGGAAGATCTCCTTGAATGACTGCGTCTCGTACCCACTCCCATAGGGGCGGAAGAGAATATGGATAATACCAATTAAAACAAATCTGATCCATACGACCGGTATAATATGCCCAAATCCATTGAATCCCATACAAATATTCTTTTACAATCGCGGATTGTGAATGACCCGAAAAGAATTGTGTCAGGTATTTCTGTTTCCACGTCGAACAGAGGTGGCGTGAACCGTTTTCTAACAGAGAATCTTCCTCCATGTGCAATAAAGGCCAATTCGAATGCCCAAGAGGAAGATCATGGACGCCCAGATTTCGAGCGAACATTTGTTTTTTGGAGATGGATTTCTCAATGCGATGAGATTCGCTTTTTGTAAAATGAGTAAAAAGGAATTGGAGACCTTCCTGTGAGATTTCCATTGTATTGGAATAAATCAATGGAAGTTGCAATGTCTGAATGAAAGATAAGAGTTCCCCATGACCGTCGTCGCGTATTTTAAGGCCGAGGGAAGAGGGTAGAAAATCATTTCCCAGAACGGACATGGCAAAACAATAATTCATGATGGTTTGACGGCGATCGGATGATCCCACCAACCAATCGCGCAAGGCATGAATGGAAAACCATTCGAATTGTTCTTCTCCTTCCTTATCATATGCGATTTTACCCTTATCAATCTCTTCACGAAAGAGCCATATCTTATTATCCAAAGAGCACATTTCTTGACCGAGAAGGGAGAGAACAATTAAGTCGGCATCGAGGCCATACACTGCAAAGTTTCCACCATATGACCCGGTTCGCCAGGCATTCATGAGTTTATGCTCTCCTTCGCCTGGTTCATCGCTGGAACTCAATATCCATATTCCTTTTCCTTTTTTCTGAATCATTGCTTCGAGACCGTCATGCAGTTTCTTCATAAATACCGTTCCAGGGGTAATGGCATTGGTATCCCACTTAGGGCCAACAGGGAGAGAAGGATCTTCAGGGTGCTGAGTCAACCAGACGGACTTGAAACGACGCAGGCGCTGTTGTCGCATTTTGGCCATGGGAACAACACCGTCGATGGCGAGATAAACACCGTGTTGAGGAGAAACCTTATGAATGACCTTGAGACAATACTCCACAATACACGCGATAAACTGAGATTCCCATTCATCTTTTTGCGAATCTCCAGGATACACGGGGGCATGAGGAAGACAATGATAAATCAGACAATTAAAATCCATAAAGAGCCATTGAACGGCCACATCGGGATGACTACGTTGAATAAGGGTAGGAAGAGTATCGAGTAATTTTTTATAATAAGAGGGAATACCCATTAGATATAAATCGCAGAATAAGCTTTATGTCTTGTTGATTTTGTACGATGAAGTAGTAGGAGATGTCAGAATCAGGATTCGAAAAATTAGCAAGCGCCATTACCGGTATTCCCTCGATGGTTCGAGATGCCGTGGCGGGAATTCATAAGCTGATGCCCGATTCGCTATTATTTGGATCCCTCTTGATGTACTTTTTAACTCATAATTTTTCATTTGGCGTATTTGCTATATTTGTGTTTGAAACCACGTTATCTCATCGTTTGATTCACTGGTTGATTGCACAAAGTGTAGGGGTGGAACCCCGGCCAATGGATACGAATACCAAGTGTCGTGCAGGATACACATCAGATCAATTCGATGCCAAGCGAATCTTTTCTCACGATCCTTATCCATCCTACGGAGTCTTTTCGATAACGGCGATGGCGACCTATCTGGGATTGGCGACCAAGGAGTTTTCCGAGACGCGCGAGGCAATGGGTCCACAGTGGAAATCACGTAGCATCGTATCGTATGTCTTTATTATGCTTTTGGTTCTCGCATTCATTCTGGTTCGCTTATTTGTTTCCGATTGCGGTGATACCTTTGGAGAAATCTGCATTGCCGTCTTTGTTGCCCTCTTGGTCGGAGCAGGCTTTTACAGTCTCAATAAATCCATCTTTGGTCAAGAAGCAATGAATTTCCTTGGATTACCCTATATGGTATCGAAGGCAGATAAGAATGATCCTATTTATGTGTGCTCGAATATTGCCTCTGAACAATAAAAATAAAGGGTAAATAGGAGAATGGATTCGTTAAAACAAATCATATCGGACATTCCTGTGTTTCTATACAGTGGATTAACGACTCTACCGTTAACGATCGGTGGAACATTATTAATCATTGGTCTCTTTACGGCAAATTATGCCATTCTGTTTTTCCTATTGGGTTTTTTGATTGTGGTACCATTGGGGGCGACCATTATGGATTTTCTGTTTAGCTGGCTCCCTGAAAGTTGGACAAAGGTACAAACAACAGATATTTGTCGTATCGTGATACCCTTTACCACCATTCAAGCTCCTGTAGGAAAGAAGGATGAAAAGGTCGTATCTAGTGCGTGGATGGCGATGATTACCTTCTTTATTGGATATATGTTTCATAATGCCCTTCAATTGTATTCTCTTCAAACCACGGACCCATCTCTCACGGTAGATACAAACAGTGCATCGGATATGAAGACAAGCAACCGAACGAGTCAGGCCATGGTTGCCCTGATTTCGATTGTTATTGTGGGTCTTGTTCTTGTATTCTTTCATTATCGAATCGGATGCGAGAGTTTAATTGGAACCATCTTGACGGCAGGAGCATTTAGTGTGAGTGGATACTACTGGTATTCAATGCTCAGTGGAATTGGCCAGGATCGTTTATCGGACTTGTTTGGAATTGCCAATCGTCTTTTGCCACCAAGTGCCATCACCAATGGACCGGTGGCGTGCATTCCTGATCCGGATGCGGCATGTGATGCGTAGAACAATACTTCGTTAGAAGAAATCATAAAACCGTTTCATTTCTTCAAAGAAACGGACGGTACGCTGAACATCTTCGCGGGAACACCATCCTAGACGAACCGCATGAGTCATGTGTTTGACAACAATGGAATAATGTTTTGTAAAATGGAATGGTTGTCCGTATGTTTCTGTCAACGATTCTGTGTATTCTGGTTTTCCTGTACGTTGATTGACTTGATGATGAAGAGTACCTAACCAAGAACGAACTGCCTCGCGAGTAATAAGAGGAAGAGGGGAATGGGACCAGTAGGATGCATAGTGCTTTTTACAAAGAGGACAGGGAAGGGAATATTGTAAACTTCGCAGGAGTCCGATCCAAATACGGGATTCTTCTTTGGGCAATCGGGTTGCTTTGGTTCCGATTCGTTCTGCGGAGGAATGGAGAATCATCCACAGTTCAGGACCCCATATGGAATTTTGAGGCGATTCCATTTCTACCATCCTGGATTTTTTTCGATCCTGTTCTGCCCGCAATCCTCTCTCGGATAAGTAGGATGGCGGTTCATAAACCCGATTTTGTTGCATCGTTTGATGATTCATCGGATGATTCGGAGCCCGTTATGGAACCGACCCATGTGAATCATGAAAGAAATATCTTGGAGAAAGCATTTCAATTGGAAGCAAAACCGGAAGGTCAAGATACCCATACAAAAGAGAAACAAGAAGCTCAGGAGGAGAAACCAGAAGAAAATCGGATGACCAAACCGATCGATACGGCCAAACTAGCGGAAACGGTAGAGATCCAGAATCCAAAGAAGATTTTTCCTCATATTATGCCTTATCCTGAATTTTCTCCTAAACAACACCATTTTCGATTCAAACATCGAATGCATGCGGCAAAGTTAGAATCGGTCATTCGTGAAATCGATCCGGCATTTACGGTGCAGTTCAATGAAGGAAAGGATAATGTCGATGTGATCATTGAACGTAATGGATCGGTGGTGGGTAAACTTCAGTTTCTACATTTTGATCGCCGTGATCGTCATAATAAGGCACGTCATTACGTGAAGATCCATTTTTACCAGTTTGAGGACGTCGCATTGTTCCAGCAAGTTATGCAATCCGTGAAGCATTTCTTTGAATCCATGGGACCCCATTCATCTTCCACTCACAAAAAGAAGCACTCTTTCCATGCGACGCGTCGTACACACGTATTTCGTCCGACTCATAAAAAGAAACATGTCCGTCATACACGTAAAAAACCGCACCACCGATAAAATTTTTGCGATAAAATTTTCACTGATAAAATTTGATAGGCCTGTCGTCGTAGGATGAACTGCCACATGGAGTACAAAGTTCCACGACTACTCTGGGAGAATTTGGAGTCGGTTCTTCTTGCTCAATCCAAGCGCTACATTGGAGAACTCGCCAAGCGTCTTCATGTTTCTGAGAAGGAGCTAATCAAGAAGGTTCTTCCTTCTGCGGATTCGATCAAGGTTATCATTCATGATTCGGATCATACCCAGTGCCGAGCGTTTCAACAGCACGATAACATAACAGTGTACTGTCGAAAAGCGGTTGCCTATCAATCCGAGTTCTGCCCGTTTCATCGAACGAAACGAATGATGGTGATTGAAGGAACGAATCCAATTCAATTAGAAAAAGTAAAAGATCAGCCCACCAAAGAACCCCTTTGGATTCACGAAAATCAACTCTTGAATGCAAACGGAAATCAAGTTGGAATCATCGACAAAGAAAACAATCGAATGAAGTTGTTCATCTTTGATGAAGTGCCTAAAAATAAATAACCATTATGCTATTAATCGGTTATGGAGAGTAGCAATACTCCAATGACCTTTCGGGCCCTCTATGAAAATACAATGATTGTAATTGAACCTGCAGAAGAAAGTGGATATCATTCTGAAAATAAACTGTTTCCTTCCCCTAAACGCCATAAACCAAACTCAGGAAAGGGTATTCCTTTTGAATACGAACATGATTATAATATACTAAAACTGAAATCAGGAAGGGTACTTCGTTTTTTTGATACAGATGGAATCAACTTATTGGTTCCTGAATGGATCCAGCCCAATCGGTATGTTCGTAAAATCATCTCCAAACTTCCACAGAACCTTCATAAGCGACTGAAATATTTAGAAAAGTTTATGGACGAAGAAGATGCGTATGACGATGATGACAATGAATTATATTATCATTTGAGGGATCAAGTATTCGATGCGTATATTCTTGAGATGCGGTTAAGGGAACGAATGCGTGCATTATTGCGCCGATGGAGACAGCGTAAAATCGATCAAAAAACGGACGAACACATCGATCCCATCACGCAGTGTCCTCCTGAAAAAGTAGTAGAAGTATATGACTGGAATGCAAAAAGAAAGTTTATATTTGATGCGACCAGTTTAGCAACGCACATTGAAACACAATTGTTGCATCATGATGCTGGATTTGCGATCCCTCAATGGCCCAGAAATCCTTGGACGAATGTTAACTTTTCTTATAATCAGTTGTTATCGATTTACTTTCAGCTAAAACATCATCGTGAGCTTCGTTGGGCATTGACCACGTTGTATGAATATCAATTTGACAAAAATTTATGGCATCGATATCATTTATCTGCGATTACCATAAAAGCAATTAAAAATAGTCTCATGACACTCGAATCATTCGCTGCAAGAGAATTATTAGAGGATTTTATTCTATTGAAATTAACTCATTTGGGTGTGGAAATAACGGAAAATCTAACCGAATTCTATCGCGTGGCAATGCAACGCGAACCTCAACACTGGTATCTTGGAAAATGGAAAGAAGTGGCCATGACATATTATGAAGCAACCCATTTTCGCGTAAATTGTAATGAAATAATTAACGAACAATGTAGAAAAATCATTTCAAAACATCATGTATTTATCAGAGATTTGGTTGAAAAAGGATACATCGAACGATAAAATTGATGATATCGTCGCAACAATGAAAAGGTAGTTATGGGAAACTGTATTTGCGTAGAAGACCCTAATGTAGAGGAACCGATTCATCAATGGACAGGGGAGGTATATCAGCACAGTACTGATATCAATACACCCTATGTATCCTATCAGAACATCAAACAATTGGTCAAGATCTTGCGTGTCGTGGATGGAGATACGATAGATGTTGCAATGTACCATCAAGAGACAAAGAAGATCTTCAAGTATCGGATTCGGTTGTATGGAATCGATACCCCTGAAAAGAAACCGTTAAAGTCCAATCCGGATCGGGAGCAAGAGATTGCGGCGGCCAAGCTATCCACACAAGCAATGATCAATAAAATGCAGGAAAATAATAATTTGGTGGTGGTACAATTGTACAAACCGGATAAGTATGGGCGCATTCTAGGGACCTTTTATGGAAAGAATGGAGAGAACATTAATGAATGGATGGTAAGACAGGGACATGCCATTGAATATTTCGGAAAAACCAAAAAAACGTTTGCTGAGGCCCATCCAAAAGGGGAATCACCCGAATCTCCTGCATCGAACCGATCATCCTATGATGATATTTATAAAGTGGAGAATAATGTTGAGGATACATAGATGAGTCGCGAACCAGTGGGTGCAGTGGCAGTGTTTCAAACAAAAGAGATTGAGGGAGAGGTCTATGTTTCAGATCAAGGAAAAGGGAGCAAATTGGTGGCAACGTTTACCAAATTGCCTCCAGGAAAACACGGGTTTCATATTCACAAAGCGGGGGATTTAAGAGGAGAAGGATGTCAGGGTCTCTGCGAACATTATGATGTAGGTCAACATGTTCATGGAGGAAGTCCGACATCAAAAGGCCCTCGACATACAGGGGATTTAGGAAACATTGAAATGAAAGGAAAAAAACTAAGAATATCCTATGATCTCAAGGATGTATCGGTCAAAGACCTGTGGGGACGTTCGATTATTGTGCATGAGGAGGAAGATGATTTAGGGAAGGGCCCCTTTGAGGACAGTTTGATCACGGGTCATTCGGGAAGAAGAATGGGATGTGCTATTTTTGGTAGAGCGATGTGCAGCCCGAAGTATAATACGACACGAAAGAAAAAGATTTAGAGTGTTTTGATATAATCGAAAGTCCTAAGCTGTGTAGGAGTATATTGTATGGTTTGAGGGTTATTTCATGGTAGGAGGAGAGACGCGAGTAAGCGGAGATTCTGTAGAAGACAGAGAAGTAGACGAAATGGGAGAAACACAAATAGAAGGAGGAGGGGTGTCAGGTTCCCCTCCTAGGCAACACAGTATATACTATATCGTTCGTTTTATATTATAAGTCGTCGCTTAACAGGAATCATATTAATTTCCATAGTCCCTTTCTCTGAAAGGGCGTAAGTAGGATGAGTTCCTTCTTTTCCTTCCATCAATCGAAGAATCAAAGGATGCCTATTCCATGCGAAACGACTCCACTTTGATAAATAATTGCGTGCATATTTGACCATGGTGAGGGATTCGTTGGGTCCCAAGATTCCCTCACCGTGTGATTTCGCCTTTTCAGATTTCGTCCATTCATCGGGTATGTCATCGGGAAAGTATCGTTGATAGAACGCTTCTCGATCTTTATCTGAGTTCCAAAGAATGGTGGAATCGATCGTTCCGTACTCGAAAACGGCCTCTTCCCAGAAGGGACATCCAATCAAGTGTGGTTCGATATTGTTCAGATGTGAAACGGTGGATTGTGTCCATCGCATGCGACCACGAAGGGTTCTTCCATATAGTGCCGATGGTGGAATGGAGTAGACTCTTGCTTTCGTTCCAGCAAGCGTATTCCAATGATCGATCAGAGACTGAGAGGTAGGATCAAGAGAAGAAGGAAGAGGGCCAAAACTGTCTTCTTGCTGTACTGGGGAAAGACATACCATGATTATACTCAAACAACGAAAGACGGTGTCATACTCGGGAGTACGATATCCAAGTAATTTTTCATATTCGGTAAAATAGTCTAGACAGGTTTTAAACAAAGTAGGTGAATCACGTTGGTCGATGTACCAGTTCAGAATGGTTAGAACACGATTCCAGTCCATTTGCTGTACCACACACCAGGAACAATACGCTCTTCCTTGCACAATCGCCCGAATCAAGTAGTTCTCACGTTCCTCTGTGAAAGGATGTGGAATGGTTTTAGGACCAACACGATCACATGGTACAGATCCTACCTGTAAGGCAAGAATACTCCAAAGAGAATGATCGCGTTTCAAGTAGGAAACGCAGCTTAATTGATAGGCGGATAAGAGGATATCTTCTTCGGAGCATTCTTCCCCTCCTAGTTTGGAAAAGGCGTTGTGAAACCAGGAGAGGCAAAAGGGTCCTTTGTTCCAGAGCCAGGAGTCAAGAAGGGTGGAAATGGTTTCAGAAACACAACCGCTGCGAATAAGTTCATTGCACCAAAAGAGTGTTTCTGCTCGATCGTTGCGTGTTGAACTGTACTGAAGTGCAGAATGAACCTCGTCCAATGCATAGAAATGTCGAGAGAGCGACATCGATGTCTAATTTCACCAGCGTATTTGGATCTCAATTTTATCTCAATCCCAAGAAATGAACATGAAGGATGAAATCAACTTGCAGACAGGAGATATTCTTTTATTTCGAGGAACAAGCTGGGTATCATGGTTAGTAGAGTGGTTCGGGGTCAGTCGATACAGTCATGTGGGGATGGTGATTAAGAATCCTAGCTTTATGAATCTAGAGCTGGACGATGGAACGTATATTTTGGAATCATCCTGGAACAATACGCCGGATGTGGAGGATCATCAGATGAAAGCAGGGGTTCAATTGCATTTGTTGGAAGATGTCCTTAAAGAATATCCAAAAGGATCAGTCTATGTCCGTCATGTACGATGTGAACGAAATCCATTGTTTTATGATACACTTGTAAAACTTCATAAGGAAATCCATAATAAACCATATGATCTGAGTCCATGGGACTGGTTGTGTGCCAAGTACAATATGATGTGTCCGCTTCCCTCCAATCCGGCGTACAAAACGACAAAGCGATTTTGGTGTTCTGCCCTTGTTTCTTATGTTTTCTGTGAATTGGGCTTGATCGAAGAAAACATAAATTGGTCATTGGTGGCACCAAGGGAGTTTACTTCGACGGAGGCCAAATGGGTACGGTTTCGTTGTCCCGTTGATAAAGAAAAACTAATTTACTAGTGCGAAGTTTCGCGGCCATTTTAAGAACCGATACAGAATAGTATGGCTCAATCGGAAGATGCGAATGAAATTCTTCCGAATCTGTGGCTTGGGAATGCAAAATCATCCATGAATGAAAATTTTATACGCCAGAAGCAAATTCAGGTTGTATTTAATTGTACTAAAAATCTACCCTTTCATCCAATGATTCCAGTTAAGTATCGAATTCCAGTGGATGATAATTTGGAGGAAGAGGAGATTCGAAATTTGGAACTGTGGTCGAGTGAAATTGCATTCAAGATCTTGGGAGAATACAAAACGGGGAAAGCGATTCTTGTCCATTGTATGGCGGGAATGCAGCGATCGGCGGCATCGATGGCCATGATGATGATTGTTCACTTGAATCTGCATGCACAGGATGTTATGCAGATCATTCGAGAAAAACGACCGATCGCCTTTTATCCAAGGGCGAATTTTGGCCGATCGATTGACACGTTTGATCGAAAATTTCATGGAGAAATTTTGCCCGAGATGAAAAAACTGCAGATACGATATAAGTCGGAATGAATCCTGTTCTTCCGCCCGAATTATCGTTGACCAATTCCATTTGTTGTCGCGGATATCATGATCGCGATGAATTGACACGGGTTCTATTAGAACTTGATTTAGAACCGGTACAAAAACAAATTATTCTATCTCGTTATGTCTATATTTTAGAACATCTTCATAAACGAGTTCGTATTTATTCTCGTCTTTTTTATACAGGTCATATCATTATCACAGTAGGTTCCCTTCTGGTTCCTGCACTCTTATCCATTCAAAACTCAAGTGCAACAGGGAATACATCGTTTTCGATGCAAATCTATTGGACTGCTTTTATTTTGTCGCTGTTGGTGACCATGTGCAATGGATTGTTGGCCTTGTTCAAGATCGATAAAAAGTATTATTTTTTGAATACCACGCTGGAACGTCTAAGAACAGAAGGATGGCAATATCTCGGACTAACAGGACGATATTCGGGACATCTGGTACACAATCAAACACCGAATCATCAAAATCAATTCGTGTTTTTTACACATCAGATTGAGAAGATTAAAATGAAACAGATTGAGGAGGAATATTACAAATCGGATGAGAAGACAACACAGCAACCACAAGCGACCACGTCGCGTCCAATGCATGATCTCTACCCGCCCTCTCCTGAGCAACCGCTTACCACTATGGTGAATGAGGTTCCTGATCCAGTGAAAGATGCGGTTCAATCCATCATTCAATCGCAGAAAACGATGGATCTTCGCAATATGAATATACAGCCAAGCAGAACCGTTGAATATGAAGCCAAATTAAATATTGATCCAGAGTAAGAGGGAAAGAATGCCCTATGATATGAAAGTTGCACGGTGTCAGTGCGACCCGAATTGTAAGAATCCTCCTGAAGGAGAGAATTCACCGTTTTGTAAAGAACATGCAAAACAGTGTAAGCGTCAATCGCCTCTCTCTGGTTCGGAGCCAGATTACAAACCAGAATTGTACAATCCATTCAAGGGAATACTCGATTTTATCAACTGTTATGATTATGCAGCCAATAATCAATATGACGAAAAAGGAAATCCGATTTTACCAAACGATTCCAAATGTACAAGAGAATCGTGTCCTATTCCGTTCGTTCAGCCCGGTAAGGCGAGTGGTTATCCTTCGTGGTCTAAAATTAAGGGAAAGCGGTGTCCTGATGTGATTGCACGGGTGTTAGGCGATATTCCAGGAAGTAGAATCAGCAGTTTTGAGGAACGGTGTCCAAAAGGAATGCGTAAAATCGCGTTCGTTGTGGACGAGAATAATGATTATCATGTGGTTCGACAGGATTCGAATGGATTCTGGTCGCATAAACCGGGTTCTACCAAGGTGACACCGTATGATGCGTTAAATCGTAAAATCTATGATCCGAGTCTGGCATCGTGGCTGTATCCGGGTTCGGGACTGCATTATAAACAGTTTTGCGGATTTGTGCTCATTCCAGCGAGTCGAACGTATCAGTTGAAGAGGGGCGGACTGCGTAGTATACGAAGTGTTCGTAAAAGAAGTACAATACGAAGCGTTCGTAGTAAACGAATGACACAGCGTAAAAAACGCAATACTCGTCGTCAATGATTCATCAAATATCGTGCATAGGGAAAGACGTGTCTCAAAGCGATTTGAATAACGGGATCAAAATCAGCGTATAATTCATCCATCCATTTGCAAATGGATCGTTGTTTTTTAAGAGCCGCGTGGAGGTATACTTTTTGATAAACATAATCCCATGCAACCGGTCGATCAAATTCCGTACATTCACTTAGTTCTTCCCATGCAATTTGCATGGCTTCTAAATTTCCTTCTTCAATCAAAGGCTTAATCTGCTGAACCAATTCCTCTTCAATACTCATAAATTTGATTCCTATTCAATCGAGATACAAAACCATAGAATGCTTCACACATTGATTCCAAAGTGGCTATCCGAATCGTCCAAGGTGGCAGTATGTGCAGGATACATGTATTACACGCTTAACACAATGATAAAACATAACAATGAAAGCCGAAAACGCCATACATAATTATTCCTTTCCCCTTATTTTTTCAAGCCATGCCTTTCCGTAGTTTCGAAGAACATAATTGGTAGGGTCGAGCATTTCTAGGGCTTGAACACAATCGATGCGTTCTCCTGGGTGGATGGCGCACATTTTTCGCAGAATGGGATTCAATGTGGTACGCGCGGATTCGATCATGGGTCCGAATTCAGGCCACAGGGTGAAAGTAGACAATCGATCGAGGATCATAACGGCAATTGACCAGCTATCAATCTTGGACCAATAGGTACGAAACCACGCAACCGTATCTCCACGTTGGATGGAACGACTTTGTTTGTATAAGCTTCGTAGCTCTTCTGTCATGTCTTCTTTTGAAATTCCAAAATGGCGCTGAATGCTGGTTAAAATCCACTTGTTTTTCATAATGGATTGAATGACTCGATCGGATGAATAACCGAGAGAGGTTCCCATGACAAGCGCGGAATCCGGTGGTTCTTGGATCAGCTGAGGTTTGAATGTATGAGAGATGGAAGAAGAGGTTATGTTATCGGCAAGAACGCGAATGGATAAATTGAAATCGATGATTCGAGGAACTTGCTTATGATCGATTAATAGATTTCCTAGATGAAGATCGCGATGAACAATGCCAAAGAGAGCCAGCATGGATCCGGCTTCGAAGATATGACGAACGAATGAAATCATATCGAATTCTTTGATTTGAAATCGATGACGATACACGGGGGTTCCTCGGTAGGGCATGGAGAGAATTCGAAAATCAGATAGAGGACGATCTTCGAGTACTTCACATTCTTTCATTTCTTTTTCTGTTTGTTTGGGCGAGGGTTCACATATCGATTCCGACACGGCAAAATACCGTTTCCAGTCAGGGAGTCGACGAATGATTTCCGATACGGCAAATTCTTGTTCGGCATCTTCGATCAGAATGAGTTTACTAACAGGTGGATGAAAGGGATCTTCTTGATCTAGTTTTACTGTCGCACCTTTGCACTTCAAGGCAGGTGTAAAGACACATCCATACATGCCTTGATCGAGTAATCGACCGCCTTGCATCTAGCATGTTCGAAGAAACGATTTATAAGACTCTGTTCGCGATTCGTATTCTACCCTTTTACCTCACGATACGATAGTATGGATACAGTGTACCTTTGGTTCGCTGTACTTCTCCTCATCGTGATTGCGGTGTTGGAATTATGGAAACCTCATTGGATCAATGAAGGATTTGCCAATTTAGTTTCCGTCGGAGACAATGCCTTATGGTCTCGTTGGATGCCCCGTCGTGGAGACATTGGATTGGATCCTACGGGAGAAGAGGGTGGATACACCCGAGACATTCGATATTTTGCAGGATATACCGATGTTCAGCGTCTTGGACAAGATCACGATTTTTGCCGAATGATTGTCCCTTCAGGAGGAGACGAAAAGGACATGTTTTTTGCATGCGCACTGGGAGGAACCGAGGGTTTATCCGCTACTAAATACAAAACGCCATCGGTGAAAGATGGACTGCAAATCTCGAGAGATGATTACATGAACGATGTTCTTAAAGAAGGACGAGCGGGATATTGCCGCATTGTAAAAACGGGCATGGATACGTTTGAAGCCAAATGCAATCCCGCTGCCGATTCGGCGTTCAAAGCGGATATGATCACGGATCCCAATCCTCCCCCCGAGATTCAGACACTATTGACATTTTATGAAGGAATTGTCTTTTGGCTACGTTTGAAAGATGATATGATCGATTATGCCAAGAATACGGTACTTAGCATCGCAGGTGGAATGGAAATCGATGAAGTTCCTAAGGAAACCACGCAGGGTCTCGAATTCAATGGTCAGGATCAGTTTCTTAAAATCGGAGAGACGGCCGATTTATCCTTTGGAGATATGGTCCAACTTCGATATCTTCGTGCAACATCCTTCTGGGTCTACTTTGATGAATTTAGCAATAATGCCAAGATCTTTGATTTCGGAAATGGCGCAGGAAAAGACAATGTATTTTGTGGAATTGTGGGACGTGGAAATGCATCCACCCAACAAGATACCACCACTTCCACGTGCATGGAGGAATCACAGAAAACGGTTCCGTTGGCTCCCTCAGGGGCACAATGTACCCAGGAACAGAGTCCACAGACCGCGATGCTTACTTCCAGTGCCAACGTCAATTTGTGGGATTGTCCCGATCCAGAATTATTTGGACGAATCATGGAACCATTACATAAGAAATCGGCAACAAAAGGTCAAGCCATCACTGCCGATTTGTTATACGAGATTTGGGATCAAAAACAACGAAAACTTCATGTTCAGGTCAAGAATGCCATTCCATTGCAGAAATGGGTTCATGTGGTCATTACCGCAGGAAACAATGATGCGTTCAAACCAGATCTTATTATTTACATCAATGGAAAAGTTGCCCATAAGGAACCCGCTGCATGGTTGCCACAAAACAATTATACAACCAGTAATTACATCGGAAAATCAAACTGGGCAAATGCGACGAGTCAATATGATAACTCAGATCAACTCTTCAAGGGAAAACTGTTTGATTTTCGTGGATATCGAACGGCGATGGTAGAGAAAAAAGTAAAGGATACCCATGATTGGGGTAAGAAAAAACTGGATATCAAAGAAGAGACAGAAGATTCGGATGATGAATCATTTCCTTGAGTACTCTTCCCATTCTTTGACTTTACGAATCCCCATTTTAACCCATTTTTCTACATTGGGCATTTTATGGGTTTGATCTAGATACACACCGAGAACCATCCCCATAACAAAAGAGGACAGATTTCCCATTTTGTTATGGTATTTCATACATGCTTTATATCTCATCCGAGTCTTTTAAAAACACAAAGATAGTTCGACTTGGTTCTTTTTATACCACTTCTCAAATTGTTCCATGATTTGGTCTTGAACATCGGAGACGGATCCTTTTGCAAGGAGAAGAACCCACGATCTCAAATCAGAAATATGGCATAGGTGTTGGAGTTCACCATCGACCTCTAATTCTTGTTGAAACTCTATCACACAGGCGTCGGTGGGTAGGGCCCAGAGACGAGACCATTTGGTCTGTGTATTTGGTCCGCCGAATACAATACACAGAGAGGCACCAACAATTGAATCATAGAATCCTGGATTGTGATCGGAAACAATCTGGATCACCCAGGAAGGATCATCTTTCTTTAAAAAGGAAGTCAGACGTTCCAATACGAATCGATTGGTTAAGATGGAATCCACAACAACCACACAGATTTGTGCAGTAGGGCCGCGCTTCCAAGAAGGCAACATGGTTCGAAGAAGATGAATGTCTTCGTGTCCAAGTTCCAATGAATGAGGGCCAGGAACGAATCCAACAACTTCTTCGGCCCAACAAGCCGTGGATTCACTCCACTCGACTGCTTGGGATGGTTCGACATTCCAATTCAAAGACAATGGATACATTCCATGGGGCAACCAAAAGGAAGATCCAGGATATTCTTGGAGAAGACGTGTGGCTCGAGATACGTATTGAAGAACGTAGGTATCAGGATGTCCAAATACGGAGCCATCGGCAAATGGAATGGCCAACATTCGATCACGTTTTTGCAAAGGAGTAAAAATATCAACTTTGGCTCCTCGCCAGTAGGGAAACTCGTCAACGTGCTTTCCTGTATAGATGGTATAAGGATCGTATACAAGTCCGTTGGTGGTTACACAGGATCGTTTCCATGTATAAATTGGAATGGCGGGTTCAAAATAGTTATTTTCCACACCTGCTTCCCATTTATATCGTCCTTCTTTCTCTAGCATGGTACAGTAGGTAATTTCATTGGATAAGGAACTACTTCTAATATCAAAACAGACCAATTGGTTGCAGATACAAGAACGCGGTCCGTTTGGAATTTGTTCTTGTTTGGTATCGATGATGTAGGTAGGAACGAGATTGATATAGAGATCGGATCGAATGATATCTTTTTTGGAATAATTTCGAACATCGCTGTTGTGTAAATGATAGGTTTTAAACGATAAAGCGGGATTGGAAAGAACCACATGATTGCGAAGAAGATGAGCACCAAATGCATTGTCGCAACCAGGATGTCCCAATGGAAAATCAAATGTGGGATAAGGCCAATTGGTTTGACGAAGGGTGTCTGATAAAAAGATCCAAGAATCCTGAGAATCCGCACGAGGGCCAAAGATGGTAGCATCCTCTTCGCCCGTTCCTGGATCATCCCATCGAAGAAGAGCCATTGTTCTTCCATTAAAATCAATGTCATATAGATCAAGAAGCGAACGACCAAAATAAATATCGGCGTTGGAGAGAATGGTAAAGACATTGCTGGGAACTTCATCGTGAACAAATTGTAAAAAATTAGCATAGGTAAGCCGTTGTTTAATAATGATTTGATTCACCTTGTTGGAGCCAGGAAGAGCATTCCAATCCTTGGATAAATCTTTTTCATTCAACAAGATGATTCGGTCCAGATAAGGGCATTTGATGTTTCGTTCAAGACAAGATAGGATCTCCGCATGACGTACCGGATTCTGATGGCGAAAGAACTGGGTAATGAGCCAGGTTTCTTGTGGAATGATATTGGAAATAACCTGAATGGGCTTGATGGCCTCAAGACGTGTTTCTGAGACAGGCGTATCAACCAGACGATGATAACGACAGAGATGGGCTAAGATGGCGATTCCATCGTTCAAGGATCCATCCCATGATTGATTTAGAAAGGGATAAGAATCTGCTGCGGTATCCAGACAAATGAGATTATCGAAATTTTCGACCCAAAAGTCTTCCGATTTAAGGGAAAGAATTGACCGCGATATCAATATCACTTGTACCTCTTTGGAGATTTCGTATAATTCATCCATATAAGATACGACATCATGAGGAACATCGATGAGAACCATTCCGACAATACGAGCATCGAGATCGTCCCATCGGCGATAATCTTCTAATGACGAAACAACGCCTTCCCATTTATTCCATTTGATGGTGGGATCTTGTTTCTGAAGCCAGATGAGCGTTCGTTGGTTGCGAACGGTGGGATTGGTTAATGTCAACAATCGAGGAGGCATCTGAATGGTTCATCCCTCTGCACTTTATATTCTCTTGTACAAGAAAGATGTTTAGTCAAGGTACACCAGAAACACGACAGGGCTGCCCATTGCCACCGCCGAATACATTGAATTTTACGTCTGCTAATGGACCAATCTTTACGAGCCTACAGAGTTTCGCGAGCAATTCGCCGAATTATCCGCTACCGGTGGGATCCAACCCTCGTCAGATCGCCGAGCAACGCGCGAATGTGGTGTATTTTAATGATATCAATCAGCGCACGGCAGCAACCGTTAGTTCCGTCAAGGGTGGAGTGAAAAATCTGGAATACCCCAAATTTCAATCAGAAAGCCAACGTCTACAGTATCGTCAGGGACTGGCCATGACCGCGCAACGCACGTTAATCACGGGACAAAATCCGGCTGGCCCGATGGGTGTTCCGTTGTCGACGAATTATCAGATCATCAACAACTAGCACTTTTTAGAAAAAAGTGCCCAAAAAAGGGAGACGCAAAAGCGTCCCCCTGACCCCCTCTCCTTGCACTTTTCTTAAAGGTTTAAAATTATATCATAAAAAATAATACAGTTTACTTATTATGAAATAATATGCTGAAATCATGCGGGCCCACGAAGTGGGTCCCGCATCTGTTTTTGCGCACTTTAAAGCGGAACGCTATACGTAGTGCGCGGCATTCGCCGCTCTAAAAAGTGCATTGTTCTTTGAATTCTTGTATGGCTTGGGCGAGTGCATCAATGTCCGCTCGGGACACTCGCAGGATTCTTGGTTCGGGCGGTAGACTTTCGAGGAGCTCGTGTGGCGCTACGTTGCTTTTGAGGTTTGACATGGTTGCGGGCGTCTCGGGCTTGGGAGGTGAGGGTGGCACGGAAGGCATCAAGACGAGGTTGGACACGCTCTCGCCAGTCGGAAAAGTAGGTGATACGATTAGATTTCTCATCGTATTCTCCAATTGGGACACAGTGCTCTCCAGGTTTACCAGCATCGAGCTCAAAGGTGTAGAGGGTGCCGTTGTGGGTGTAGTAGGGGATTCCGTGGAGGTGTTGCAGCTCATAATTCATGATGTTGACTTGATATCCGTCCGCCAGCAGTTCAAATTTTACTCTGCTTTTTCCAAATCATCAATATCAATAATCACATGCTGTTCCAAGTATTCTACCCGTTTTTCCAATGAGGTGATTCGGTTGCTAAATTGACTGATCCATTGGAAAAAAACACCAAAGCAAATGCAATTCATACAATTCATATTCCATGTTCATCTCAGCATCACTTTAGACCGTCGATCCATAAAAATTGAAATGCCATAATTCCAAATGAGATACCGCACACATGAATATCTTTGCCCTCCATTGGAAACCACGAAAGGCGGCTCGATGGCACGTCGACAAACATGTTATCAAAATGTTATTAGAAACCTGTCAACTGCTTTATACAGCACACTGGGTTCTGTTTTATCCGGATCTCAAAGAACAAAAATCGGCGATTGGCTTATCCAGAGCCCAAAAATTATTGGCGGTTCCTGAGTACATGCAGACTGCGCCGATCTGTCAGACAACTCAGGAGCCAACCTATCGTCCGTGTCATGTTCAACATCCGAGTGCAAAATGGTCTCGTGCTTGTTCGGGGAATTATGAATGGCTGGCGCAACTTGGCCTGGAATTGGCACGCGAGTATCGGTTTCGATTCAAGAAAGTACACTCGTGTGAACAACACATCCAATGGTTGGCGGATCATCTTCCTCCCACCATTCGATCGTTTCCTCGTCGTCGTTTTGCATTGGCCATGGATCCACAATATCAAATCTCGGATAATGTCATCGAATGTTATCGTCATTATTACCGTACTGCCAAACAAGAGAAGGGACTCATCAAGTATACAGGACGTCATGTTCCTCATTGGCTCTAGAATGAATTCGCGGAACGACTGGCTCCGCCCCATGGTCGATTGTGAACGACATGCTTAGATGAAGTAGAAGGAGGTACATGGGTAGGAACCCGAACAGGTTTCCCGCCAAGCCAGTTGGGCCATTCATTGTAGGGTATGAGTTTCCAAGGCCACCAGGAAGACTCGGAGTGTGTAGCAACGGAATGATTCTTGTATGAAAATATAATCAGATACAAGAATAATAAAAGGGCAATGGAACCAATAAGATACTCCATTTATATGACATAAGTTAATAACCCCACCAGCCGACGTCTACTTTTTTAGTGGAGGGAATGGAGGAATCGTCGTAGATGTTGCGGATGGTCGGAATGGGATCATATCCATCGCGTAATTCGACGTCGGGTTGTGGATCGACTTCTCTCATTCCACCTGAAGGATCTATACCGCCACTTGCTTCTTTGGTGGGAACAAATCCCTGTTTATTTTCAGCCCAAAACTGGCCCGCGCCGTGCTTGGTCGAATCGCTGTTCATCATACCGAGAGGGTTGAATCCCCAAATCGGGTAGAGACGATCCTTGATCCATGGAAATAAGAGCTGGGTGATGGGGGAATCGTATAGAACGGTTCCGCCGACGTAGTTGATCGAATACAATATATATAATCCACCATAGAGCATGGCGAAAAAAAGTAATCCGTAGAGAATCATCCTACTATATTCATATATGAATTAGATCGGCAATACTTGTACAGGGTGCAGTTTATTCCAAATAATGTAGACGGCAGAGATGGATAGTAGTGATAATTCAGCGGAGCTTCGTATGATCATAGGAAGATCATTTATATTGACACTGTAATAAATCCACATCGAGGAAGAGCATATATTTAATAGGCAAAAGATCAATGATAAACTATTTGTACTCTTATTTTTATATAACAAGAACATAAAAATAAGTCTACCCAACACCGATAACGACGTTGCAGTATAGGGTAATTCTGCAATCATTCTAGGTGATAGAATCGATCATGTTTTAGATAACCTAAATGGTCGGCCTATGCCCTTTATGGTCGGACTCCGTCCTTTAAAAGTCTGCATCGAGAGCAAAGCTCATCTCATTGGCCGTTTTTCCAACGCCTGCCTTGGCGTAGGTCGATACGCGTTTTTCAAAGAAGTTGTCCTTTCCCTCCAGGGAGATACGCTCCATAAAGTCAAACGGATTAACCGTTTCATAGATTTTACCATATCCGAGCTGGGAGCTGAGACGATCCGCGACGAACTCGATGTATTGCGCCATCAAATTGTTATTCATGCCGACGAGATTGCAGGGGAGAGACTCGGTTATGAATTCTTTCTCAATCTGAACGGCCTCCTTAATGATATTATGAACCGTCGTCTTAGGAATCTTTCGAACAATCTCTTCGTAGAGTCCGCATGCGAAATCGGTATGAAGTCCTTCGTCGCGGGCAATGAATTCGTTGGAAGTCGTCAGACCAGGCATGAGACCACGCTCTTTGAGCCAGTAAATCGCACAGAAGGAACCGCTGAAGAAGATGCCTTCAACAACGGCAAAGGCAACTAGACGAGTAGGAAAGTCCGCCTCTTTAGAGACCATCCATTTATGAGCCCACTCGGCTTTCTTTTGGATGCAGGGAATCGTCTGAATCGCGTGAAACAGATGCATCTTCTCGGCCTTGTCTTCGATGTAGGTGTCGATCAGAAGGGAATAGGTCTCCGAATGGATGGCCTCCATCATGAGCTGAACCGAATAGAATTGACGGGCCTCGCTCAACTGAATGTCGTTCATGAACCGCGCGGCAATGTTTTCTTGGATGATTCCGTCGGAGCCGGCAAAGAAGGCAAGGACGTTTTTAATAAAGTGCTGTTCATTGGGAGTCAACTTGACCCAGTCTTTCATATCTTTGGCAAGATCAATCTCTTCGGGTGTCCAGAAAACCGCCAAGTGATTCTTGTATTTTTGGAATAATTTCGGTTTCATAATGGGAAAGAGGGTGAAACGGTTTGGATTCTCACGCAAGATCGGCTCCACAAAAGTCTCCTCTAAGGGGACGATTCCATCCACTTCATTCATAATTGCCTGTTTGGCCTTCAAAGAAGGAGATAATGGTGTAGACATCGAAACAACAGGAGACTCCATTCCGAACACAATACTAAAACCGGAGAAAGAAGATATGTTCATGTTTCAGTGCGTCTGATAATACCGCACGCTATCCTCAAATTTACCAGTTAATTACATCACGGTCAGAACTTAAATCCAAGAAGAGAAGAGTAAGAAATGATTCAGCACGTGGTCTCGCTGGGAACGTTTTGTCATATGGCATCACATCTTCAGCGGTATTATATGAGAAAATGTTCGTATCCGTTTGATTGGATTCTTTCCAGTCCCAGAATGGTGATGGATTGTCTTCGAGACGATTTCAAGACGTTTTTGGATCCGACCTATCATCGATCGTTGGGTGATGGAACATCAAATCACACGGTGTATGGAACGATGGTCCATGGAAACAATTTTCACGGAACACCGACTCTGAATCATACCTTTACCCACAAAGACATAACGGATCCTGCAACTCATGCATCGTATGTACGCGCAGTGGAACGATTTCGTTCGGTGCTATCGAGTCCGGATTCAAAACTCTTTGTATTGTGTACCCAAGATGTTGTGTTTGATCGCAAGGAAATTCATGATCTCAAGCAACAACTGGATCAGATGACAACAAACGCTCAGTTGCTCTGCATTTCATTGCATAATGATTATACTACACATTACTCTGTTGAAGAGGAGGGTAATGTAAAATATGTAAAGATGTTTATGTATAGTCGAAGCGATGGTCGTGGATTTGCCAAACCGGATGAAAATGATCGATTTCAGGAGATGCTTATTTCTTTGTATTCGTTTGCGTAAAAGAAAGGAACGTCTGATAGCATCGAAGAAGTACATCGGCTTTGGGATCAGGGGATATCTTCATGAAGGGTAATTCTGGAAGATACTCTTTCAAAATCGTGGAAAATTCAGTCGAGGATACAGTCGGTTCCATGGAGGGAAGATTGTTGATGGCAATCAATTTCAAATGAGGTTCCAGATTTTCGACGGGATGAGCGGCCGAAGTATAGGAAGTATAGATGGGTAGGGTATTGCGTGGATTTCCCATGTCGCAGCTGACATCACAAATAACAGAGAGGGTTCGATCAAGAGAAAGATCTTCTTTTACAAGAAACGGTGGCGATATTTTGGATGGATTATCGGGCAAACGAATGGCATGAATGAGAATGTCATGATCAAGAATCTCCTGACGGGATCCGACCGTTTGACTTGTCCAAATCGTATAAGGAATACCGCATTGATCCATAACCATTCGTGCCGCTTTTCCTGCGGTTCCATGACCGATCAATAACACACGAGGTTTCACAATCATTCGAGAGAGAATCTCTTTGTAAACAGCTTCATCAAAGGCGGGAATCTCTTCTTGATAAAACGCCATCAAGGCTAAATAGGCCCCTATTTTACCAGATTGTGCACAGAAGGAAATAACACGTTCTTTCTTTGTTGTAAGCATGTACTCGTAGTCGATAAAGGTACATTCCTTCAATAATTCAAGTGTTTCTTGTGAGCCTTCCTGTCCCTTGAAACAGTGTGCAAAATGAAGGAGAGTTTGGGTAGAAGAGGCGGGAACCTGAATGGCTTTGAGGCCAATGACATAGGAATTTGTAGAGGTTGCCCAATATCCTTTGTCTACCACCGTTGCACCTACTGCACGATAGGCATCATCGGAAAAACAGCGATATTCGGAGGTTTCTACCTTGATATTGTAATAAGGGAGTAATTCGGCAAGGTGCTCAGGAACAAGAGGAGTACGTGCTTCCAATGGATTGTGTTCCGCTCGAATGATAAGTTCTGCTTTACCATGGACATCCTGATACAGTTTTTCATACGCGATTCGATTATAGTTAACAAGAACAGGACGTTTCATGCCAGGAGACATTTGCTGTACCAATTCAGAGTCCGCATAACGGCGATAGAGTTGGGTACTGATGTACTGAAGGAGATCAAAGGGAGTATATGCCGAATAGGCATAAATCATAGTAGGAAGAGACAGATCGTGTAATATATGATCACACTCTTTGTATGACATCTTATACGTGAATCCCTTACGAATACATGAAAGAATGATAGAACGATAGTTGGATTTATCAAAGGATGCTTTTTTACCGATGACAAATGAATGTTGTGCGAGGAGAACAAAAAAGTTCATCAGATCGGTGAGATATTCTTCGGGAAACCATTCAAGAAACCGAATTTCGACACCGTGATTTTTGAATTTATTGAAATTAATGTCGAATCCGATGGATGGGTTGGGAACATAAGGTGTATCTTGTAAGTGATTATACCAATGTTCCGAATCAGTGGGACGTTCCATTAATAATAACTTTCCATTAACGGGAGATTGAGTGTTAAATGTTTGAAGAGAAATGTATCGACTGAGAGAAACACGAAGGCTTCCGATCGAATAGGCTGGATCTACGACGGAGAAGACATCGGGTGTTCCATAGCAAGCCACGACAAGAGGTTCAACCATTTGAATGTATTCAATAAGGGTAAGGTGTGTTTTAGCAAATAGATCTTTATCGGCAATGACACCATTTCGTAGAACCGTAGGAAGAGTTAAATTGACATGAAGGGTTCCATTATTGCATACCAACAGATTTGCCTTTCGTGTTGTCAAGAAGGTTACTAGACCATAATTATGATCCGGGTAGACAAGCTTCCCGATCTTCCATTTCTCAAAAAAAGGTGCAACTTCGGAAAGAAACCGTTGTTTTACATCAACCAATTCAGAAACACACGAGGATACCGTAGCATTGTAGAAATTCTGAGTAATGAACTCATTTGAATCTCCATCAAATACAAACGCCTTATCATATTGATCATTGTAATAAGGACATTCTCTCAATAGAACATCGTGAATGGATTCGGTAAAGGCGGGATTGGGTGTGGAATGAACATCATAAAACGTGCGATGTTGACCTTTGATGTCTGTTTTTTGAAAGGTATGAGAATTGACATAAATGGGATAGGTTAGGCCCGCACTTTTTTTGCATTTCTCTAAGGCGGCCTGTAAGGGTTCGGGCTTGAAATTTTTGTAATAATCAACACTGTATCGTTCGCATTTTTGTCGAAGTTTGGCAAAGTCAGACACATTACATGGATTGTTTAACATAAAATAGGATTCATTTTCAATTCCGATCCCCCAGAATACGGTTTCCTTTGTGGATTCATAATGATCCATGTATTTCATGTGTTTGTCATCGACAATATCTTGAAAGACATAGGAAATGTTCGTATTTTTATTTTGTTCCATTTCTTCCACCAAATCGTCCTCTTCGTTATCGATCTCTATAGTGAGCTTCGGTATAATGGGAACATCGATTGGCGTCGGAGCGGGAACAACTGGATCAAGTGGCGGATCAATTGTTTTTGAGGAAATACAACCCATTCCTCGTACTACTATTGTCTATTATTTTAGACTTTTGATGAAATACACACTAGATATAATCACATATGACAGCCAGTTCTGATCCATCTGGTTGTTGTATGACCTGAAAGGGTTTTCCGCATCCTCGAATTAAGTTCTCCGAAACAAGTCGATCACATTCTTCTTTGGATGCATGGGGTGGAATGGGTTCTCCATTCGAAACATACGCACCATGACGAAAAATGCGGCAATTGAGTTCATGCGGTAGAACAATGATCATTCCTTGACAATGAGGACAGCAAAGTTCTAACATGAATAATAAAAGCATAGAATAGAATGACGTCTACTTTACGCACCAATGCGGCGCTTACCGCTCGCAATAAACCCTTGACGGGAGATACCAAAACATCGTTTGGTAAGAATCCTGTTCTCATTTAAGGGGATCCCTGCCTCCCCTTACCCCTGTTCTCATTTAAAAAATAAATGTGCTTGTGTGCTTTTATAAGCCACCTGGTTCAACATCATCATGTTTTATGACTCGAACACCTTTCATGATTCGAGACGGTTCCTCCATAACGCTGTGTACATCGTTATCTAACGGAATACTCGCTTTCTTTCGAATCTCTTCTTGCTCGCCTGGATCCATTGTGGATCGACTCATATGTTCATAGAAGGCCTTTACATTTGGATGGGCACGAAAGGAAATGGGATCAAAGTCGTGGACGTAGAGTGCCTCTAAAGATCGAACACGGGACAAGGCGACGTAGGCCTGTCCAAACTCAAAGTTTCCACATCCAATGTCGACAAGGGCCGAATCCAAAGAGGATCCTTGTGCTTTATGAGTGGTACAAGCCCATGCCAATCGAAGAGGAATTTGGGAGCGAGAGCAGAATTCGTATTCTTCGATGGGCCAATGATGATGACCGATGGGTTTGCGTACGCCATTGATAAATTCTACAATCGGTAAATCGGTAGAAGGACAGAATCCAACTATAACACCACGAGATCCATTCACAAGACCGGCATCGGGTTCGATATTGGCAATCAGCATCACTTGGGATTCTTGAATGAGTTCCAAGGAGACAGAATAAGAAGAATCGGTATCAAATTTGGTTAAGGCTTTCTGGAATTCTTCGTCGGACTCCAGAAATCCTTTGGGGATTTTACCATCGTAGACGAGTTTGGCAGTATAGGTTCGTCGAGGACCATGTAATGCTCGTAGATTGGATTCGTTAATGAGTTCGACTTCGGCGCGTCGAGGAAACAAAAGCGTGGGACGAATGGCCAAACTGCGCCAATCGCGTCCTTCACAACGGCTGATAATTTCGCACGATTCTTTGGATAAGGAACCGACACGAGCCTCTTTTAGGATCGTATGGAAACGTTCATCTTTTTGTCGTTGAATCTGGGTTAACTCGACACAGACTTCGATGCCTTCTTTCCAAGCACTGGCTTCAAAGGCGAATCGGGTGGGTTCATCGCTGCGGTTGACGGGAGGAAGTTGAAAGAAATCGCCGACGAGCATAATTTGCATTCCTCCAAACGGTTTTTTGTTGGATCGCAGTTTTTTCCCGAGATCGTTCAGTTTGTCCAAGAGTTCGGCCGTCAACATCGATACTTCGTCAATGATAAGAAGATCGGTCATGAGCCAATTGCGCATGGCTTTTCGGTTCTTGCGGATTTTCATGTAGAGTTCGCCAACGGTTCCTTTTCCTAATCCAATTCCTGCCCAGGAGTGTAGCGTTTTGGCATGGTGTCCAAGAAGAAGTGCTGCGCATCCAGTTAAGGCACATAATTGGATGCGTGGCAGTTTGTTATTTCCTAGAAGACGGCGCATCATTCCTGGAAATTCAGTGTAAACAACGGATAAGAGATAGCTTTTTCCTACACCACCTCCGCCTGTAAGGAATACATTTTGTCCTTTCAATAAGAAGTCGAGAACGGATCGCTGTTCTTCGGTCAGAGTTCCAATACGAGAATCGACTACTTCGGTATGGGACAGATGTTCTTGAAGATAAGTTTCCGCTTCTTCTCGTGTTTTGAAGCCTTTGAAGACGGCGCCAGGATAGCCTGATACTTGTTCACTGGCTTCGGGCCAGGAGTCGTAGATACCAGGAGATTGTCCGTTGGCCACTGCGTAATACATGGATGGTGTTTCTTAATCAAAAATAAATGCATCAATTTTTAGTTAACCATCCACAATGCGATTAATATATTCTACTCGTTCTGGGGTTTCCATCATAATATCGACTTCATTTCCGTATTCATCTCGAAAGTGATATACCTTATCATTGACTCTAGAAAAGTAGGCAACAAAGAGCCCGCCTGCCGAATGAGGAACATAAATGCATTCATCCAAACCAGGTTCTCCTTCCAGTGCCATGTAGGATTTCAATGCATGTTCGTGATGGCTCTTTGCGAGTTCCCACTGCTTTCCTGCACGGCGAATGTAGCAATATTTCTCTTGGATCATGGTTGCCGATTCAAACCGCAACAGATGATTTCAATTTTTAATCGAATCGATCATGGCGAGAAGATGGGAACTGAATGGATTCTGTCCTGTTTCGGAGATGGTGGTAAGCGATTTCTGATGAAGATCTTCAATGATGTCTTCTAAGTCTACTTCCTTGTCGTCTTGCATCAAGCGGATCGTAGGAGAACACTGTTTCTGAATTCGCTCTAGGATAGAGAGTGCCTCTTCGTGAAAGTGTTGAATCTGAACAAGTTGAGTATGAACTTCTTCAAAATCTTCGATCTCGATCGATTCGGTATCACTTGTATCCAATTCTTCGGTTAGAATTTCAGTATTCGTCTCGTCCATGCTAAATGATACATGTGGTCTGGATTTAAGTGGTAAATGGAGAGGAGTGATATGCCAACAAACTGATGGGTGAATGATAAGACAAGGTACAGGTCATGGGACAAATACTCTTTTCATCGAGGGCGCGCCAGGAAACAAACCAATGAGGTGGCATAAATAGAGCATTTCCAGGTCGAAGAACGACGTCAATGTATTTCAAGTCTTGTAGGAAGGGAGTATCCTTTGCGGTGATATCGGTAGGAACTCGGCCGACCCAATCCGCAGGTAAGGCGCTCTCGGCGGTTTCGGGAAGAATGGATACGAGGATTTCTCCGTCCACGGGAAACAAGCAGGTCCATGTGGCAAAGGTTCTTCGAAGACCGACCGTTCCTGCCCAGCAGTGATAACGTGGCATCATCCAGATTTTTAGGAAAGAGGAAAAGAGAGAGGGTTCCATCCATTTCTTGGCCCAGACGGCGATTCCTGAGACAGAGGCGATCTTTTCGGCCTGTGCATCCTTCCAAGGACAAATAGAACTTGAATTTGCCTGAGATAACCATTCCACTAAGGTTATTTCTTGGAAAATGGAAAGATTTTGAAAACAAGGGCGGCTCATAACATCATCGTGGGTCCAGAAGGTTGCCGTTGGAATTCCTCGAAGGACAAGAGGTATTTTTTCAGAGAGAACGGCTCGTAGAGTATCGCGTTGTGCCCATTCGATTTGATTGAGTCGGAATTCACAAACGGCTTGTTTATAAAAAAAAGTAAGAATGATAAAAATAACGCCAAGAATCAATATGATTTCCAACATGAAATCCCCTATAGACGCGTATCAACAAAAAAACTCATGGTTTCCGCATTCTTGTTTATGCCTTATGCGATCGACGAGTCAGACCGAGTTGTTTTCGTTTGGGCTCCTCCTTTCTTCGTTTGGTTAAGGAAAGAGTGCGTTTTTTGATTGGTTTTTCTGTTAATGCCTGTACCAATTTGGAAGGAGCTTCTTCTGGTGTCGGTTCTTCTTTTGGAAGCAAGAGTGTGAGCATTTTTCCCACCCATTCTTGTGGCAAACTGCCGGATTCAATCGAGTGAAGAAAGAAAGACTCATTTTCAGGAACCACCTCTTTGAGGATGGCAATAATCTGATCTTCAATGGAATCCACCACATTCAGATCTTTTTTCACCGACATATCCTGAAAACAGGACATCCACGACGTTTTGTACAAAGGGTGGGGTTGAGAAAGAAGGAGCTGAGTATCCATGACAAAGCCGTATCGTAGACCAATCATTGAAAAATCTGTGTGGAGATCGATGGTAAAATTGGACCCCTTAAGAATTCCACCCGAATAGGTAAGAACCGAATTGGCAATGTCTTCCATAATAATGAAGCACCCGTAGAGATGATTTTGCAATTGCAAAGAGGAAAGACCCTTTGCTTCGGAAAGTGCAGTTCGAATTGAAGTGTACTCCATTTCTAGTAGAATCCAGCCTTCTTCTTACCCTTGTTTAATCGCATGCATTAGAGTCTAAATCATTATGTACCATATTATGGTAAGGAATGGATCATCAATTGGAGTTTTCTAATGGAACCGTTCGTCTGAATGAAGAGCAATTTCGGGTGGTCACGAGCCCGCCTTCGGAAAACCAGAGAATTCTTGCCTCGGCAGGATCAGGGAAAACAACAACCATCACGGCAAGAATCGCCTATTTGGTACAAGAATATGACATGGATCCGAGTCGAATATTGCTTGTTTCGTTTAGTCGTTCGGCAGCTCAAGAGATGATTCATCGTGTTCATGCGTTAATTGGTCCTGTCCCCATGTATGCGGGAACCTTTCATGCACTGAGTAGTCAGATTCTCCGTGAAAAGGCACTACAAATGGTATCGGATCAACCGTTTATTGATGAACTTCCGTATCGTTTACTTACGTGGCTTCAAACAGAACCTGGCAAACGATGGGCCAAACGATTCCAAACGATTATTGTAGATGAGTTTCAAGATATCAATGAAATTCAATGGGATATTCTTAAAGCCTTCTATCATCAATATGCAACCATGACGATTGTAGGAGATGATGCTCAGAATATTTATACATGGCGTGGATCATCAGTGGATTTCATTTTATCGTTTCATGAAAAGATCCCAAGAGTCAAGGATTATCAGCTCTGTATGAATTATCGATCCGCGGAATCCATCGTGACGATTGCGAATTCGGTTATGCGATTCATCCCTACACTCCCTTTCAAGGAGAAGATGGTAGCGTTCACGAAAGGAGGAAGAAAACCGGATGTGCATTTCTTTTTTCGTGGATCGGATGAACAGGATTGGATTGTGCAATCGCTAGAGAAATTGATTCGCCAGGCGCCGCCCGAATTCCGTTTCGCGGTTCTTTCAAGGTATAATTCGGATTTATTCAAGATCGAAGAACGACTTCATTTGAAAGGGATGCCTTATAATCTCCTTACGATTCCAGGAGAGAACACAGGAAAGAAACGAAAAATTACTTTGGCGACCATTCATGCCAGTAAGGGACTAGAATGGGACATTGTGTTTTTTATGAATCTACATGATGATGTATTTCCTGCGCGAAAGAGTGATAATGATATTATTTGTGAACGTCGATTGTTCTATGTGGGGATAACAAGAGCCAAGAAGGGTCTCTACTTGACATATTCGAGACAGGAACGTTCCTTGTCGCGATTCGTTCGTGAGATTCCCCGTCCGTTTCTGACATTTCACAATGTATCTTCGTTCAAGCTGAGTACAAATGAATCGGGGGCTACAATGATGGGGATTGAAGATATGATTCGAGGACTGGATGGATCGGACTGGAATCTTCTTCGATCGCGAGGGGATGTTCCCATCTTGAAGGCCCGAAAGACCGAGTCGATTTATCAGTTTGGGCAACTCTTTCCTGTTCCGGAATGGGTGAAACGTCTCGATGTACGAGAAACGTGGTATGAACTTCTTCGGTGGATTACATTGAGAGAATGTGCGCTTTATCAAAACAAATTGGATCAGCTGTGTACTCCAGAGATTCAGGAGGCGCTTTTGACACTGCGTGTGTATAAGGAGGATTTGGCATTCTGGGAATTGTATGAAGCCGAGTTGGAGCATATGGTGCATCGGTTTTTGAAACATAGTTATGAGATGCCGGCCCTGGAGTATTCGCAGCTTCAAACCTATGTTCTGACCAAATTGCCGCATCTGAATTGGTCGGTACAGGATATGTCACGAGCCGTGGTCATTTTGGCCAAGATCAGGGGTCAACTTCGTCCGTTGCGTCATGCGGGGTTTGATTTGAATGAGTTTGCGTTTGGGATGGTGCGCAATTCGGTTCCGACAGAATTGCGACCGGATGTGTTGGCAAGTTGGCACCGAATCCAGGATTCGAAACAAAAGACACATGAAATTCTGGGCGATTTATGGAAGATCGCGACCATACGTTCGGTCATGGAAGGGAGAAACATACCACTGTATCAGAGTTCCACGGTAGCTCCTCATTTACAGGAAGCGGAACAACAAAGCATTGTTCAAGCGATTGAAACGGCAATTCCGTTGTGGGTGGCGACGCAGGATCAACCGACCTTTCATTTTATGATGGAGGCATCGGGAATTCGTCCGATTCGATTTGATATGATGACGGAGCGATGTGCCTATGATATCTTTTTTGATCCAACGTTTGTTCCAAGTCAAGAAGATAACATACTGTTGCTACTAAAACAGTATGTGTATGAAGAATTGTTTGACCGTGTTCTGGAATCGATTGGATTTGTGAATGTATCGACAGGAATGGTATTGCAATACGATGTGACGCCTACCATACGGGAGCAGCTGAGCCACATGTGGCAACACCTACAATGCAAGTATCGTCTTGATTCGTCATCGTACGAAGAGGTTTCATAGCACCCATTTCCGAAGAATGAGGTGAAACGGACCCCCCTGGTTGTGAAAAGGGGCCGCGAGCACGAGCTGCCTGGGCGGTAGGAGGAACGTGTGGAACACCTCCGTGTGGCATCGGTTGACCTTGAGGAAGACCATCCTTATGAGCGTAGTATTTCTGGGCCCCATAACGATCTTGTTTGGTGGGATTGTTGAAGAGACGTCCACTGCGATGAAAGTAGGCAGAATCGTTGGCCGAGCGACAGGTCGTTCCATCTTTACGCAGAAGAGCCTGAGGCATGGCCAATTCGGATACAAACGCGTTGGAAATCGTTTTTCGATCGGGGAGGGTGCTTCCAGGAACGTACATGTTGCTGGTTTGCTTGGGAATGTAGCTGGAAGTGGGGCACCAGGTATCCAAACGGCGATCCAGGGTACGAAGGGAGGATTCCTTGTCAATTGCCTCTGCATATCGGCCGGGTGGATAGAACTCTCCGCCTGTAGGAAATACCATATTCTTGGGTGGCATGGGAGCAGGAATGGCAGGTGCGCTGGTGACGTATTGTTTGCAGACCTTTACCAGGGGACGGAAATCTTGTGGTAAGTCGACTTTTTGTTGAGGAAGGATATGACGGAGCATTTGGGTAGGATCCCAATGACTTTTCAGGCAAACGGGTGGAAATAAGTTTCCTTCTACGTTTTGAAACGGATACTTGCTCACAAAAGGGGAGGGAGTTTGACTGCTCATTACTAGTATAAGTTAAAAAAAGATTATGAATTATTCGGATTATTCTTATGCGTAAAATAAATATAAGGCGTAGAATCGGGGTCTTCTGGAACAGGAATGGAAGGACGATTTCCCCATCCTGAATTCTGATTGGCAAATCCGACTTGTTCGTCGATTTGAAAGGTAGCATCCCATTCCTGGATACTCAAGAAATAAGGGAGGTAGAGCCATGCAGGTGTAATGGCATCATCGTCGTAATAAATCTTAATATCCAGTTTATCGAGTTTACCGAGTGTATTTTCAAATACAGTTGGATTTTGAATAACGGTCTGAGAAACACCGGTATCACCCACTGCACCCATCAAAATTTTACCAGCAATCAATTTGACTTGACCAGTTGTTTCGTTCGTTATATTATAATCCTCTGGCATGGAAATGTCCATGTTATTGAATCCTTGTGCATCATTAATGGACATGAGTAAATTGGTATTGGCAGTAGAGGTAATTTGAGAAACTGTACTCAAAATATTAAATGTACCAGGTGTCATATTCAGAATTCCAAGACGATAGGCCATCGAATTGATAACCGTATTCACAGGGACAGAAGAATACCATGAATTGATCATATTTTGAATAACCGTACAGCAAATACTGCTACAACTGGTATTAGGAGGAAACTTATAAAAAACGGGAGGGGTATCAGATGGTGCCAAGGTAGATACACTGAGTGGTGTAGTCATGGGAACGGGACCAACACGAGGAGTAAGACCCTTCATGGGTTGGCCTGGAATGTAGACGTTTTGATTGGTAACAAAGGTAACAGGAACACCTTGATTCGACACGTAGGATCGATTTTGAATCATGGAACTGGGTAAAACTCCTCCGTATTTTTTGGATACGTATTGATGGTAATCGGTATGAACGGATCCATTGATAGAAGAAATCTTTGAACTTGTACTTTGTACAATAAAGTAGTAGCTAGAGAGAGTACTATGATAATCGGAAAAAGAACTAAAATTCATGGTAGTTCCTGAATAATTATGAAAGATTCGTCCAATTGTGCTTTTAAAACAAAACATGGCGTTAAAATCGGCATCAGATGAAAGATCGGATAACGAAAACGTAGATTGTATTGTGGAATAGGTATCTCCTCCTTGGAATTGCAGTCCAGATACCAAATGATATTGTCCCAAAACGGTGCTTAAATTACGCTCCAGGTGTTTGTAGATGGATTGATAGGAGGTTAGATCCGTCTTGATGGATTGAAAAGAGTTCACGTTAAGATTGGAAAGAGACAACTCTTGTTGTAAAATGGAGTGATATTGATTTCCTAAATCACGTTGAATGGAGGTATGAAGTGTATCGTGAATAGTAATGAAACGTTTTTCGTGTGAATTGAAGGTCCATGTATATTTATTAATGTTTCGAAGTTCAAAGGTTAAATGTGGCCGATAGTTATCCAATGCATCTTGGTTGATCTGACACAATTGATAATAAAGTGGCGAATCAAGCCCTTGAAACGGACCCATAACCGCAGCGGCCATATCATCATAGGCCATTCCTGCCGTTTGAAGAAAGGGTTGTGCACGCCCCGTGGCAATCACTTCTTTCAAAATGGGAAAGTAATAGGCAACATAGGCGATCTCATCGGTTATATCGGGAAGAGAATCGATATTGTATTGATTATAATACGAATTCATAATATTTTCTTTGGAATGCATTCCAAATTGTTGATTGGTTGTTCGTGAAATGTAATTGTCGCCCGGTTCATTAAATAACACCGAAATATCACGAGTATTCATAAAGATATCTTTAAAGTCATCATAGGAGATGAGATTCAAAGGAGGAGTTGAATTGGCTTGAAGGGTAAGTTGTTGTGCCAGTTGTGTATCCGTATAGGATCCGGTTGGAATGGAGAGAGTGGTCAAGAGAGGTTCGCCTGAACCATTCAATCGACCTTGTTCCACCATGGCGACTGCATTCGAAGCAGGAACACAATTGGCAATCGAAATACAAATCGAGCTACATACATCAGGAACACCTTCGCTTAATAATAATTGTACTAGTGAACTGGTAAACAGGGTGGATGCCTGTACGTTGCTGGCATTATTAGGAAAGGACATTTGAACCAGTTGGAACTTGGTAACGTCTTTGTAGACTCGTGGAAGTTTGATTTGAAAACGATAGGGGGTAGGAAAGATGCGGTTATCTCGATTCACAGACTTGATACTGACAAGACTGGTTTTGGTCGTTTTGGGTGGATCCAGATAGACATGATTCACAAGGGATCGAATATCCGTTGTGGTATCGTACGGTGCACCAATGGAAACGGTATTGTATTTATCTTGCTTTGCAACGGTATTCAAGTTGGGACCTGCCGTACGAAGAATGGCATATCGAGGATCTTGTTCTGCACGAATGCGTTCTACATCCGCTTCGGTATGTTCATCCTCCGAATCATCGGTTTCTTCATCAGTTCCTTCTTCTGTTTCATCATTATCCTCTTTTTCTGATTCATAGGGACGATAGTATTGAGAAGGTCGACTCATCCTTTTCCTATCTTATCGATTCTTCTTTATTCTCTTTATGAACCCGCCATATAAAGAAATGGAAATATGGTAGAAGCAATGGACGCTGCCTTTGTACCAAAAGAAGGTAATTCAAAATCATTTAAACAGCAAAAAACAGCGGATAATTTTGCGTCAAACAATAGCAATCCATTTCTTGTCTCCCCGTATACTCCTGTTAACTTGGGTGCATTTGCCACCAATAATACGGTAAATGATATTTCTTCCATCATTTCGTCCTTGATTGGAGATTTGAATTCAGTGATCGATGTTCCTAGCAGTAAATTGGCAATTTCGACCATAACCTCGCGTCCATCCGATAGTAATAATACAATTACAATGAGCACCAATCGTATTCAGATCAATGCCACACGAGAACTCGATCTGTTCAGCAACAGTAGTATTAATATCACATCAACGCGGTCAACTGTAATCAATGCACCTTTTGTGAATCTAACACAAAACATGACCATTGGAAATTCATTAAATGTTCTATGTTCGATGAATGTGGTCAGTACCATAACAGCGAATGCAATGACGGTCAACTCACTGGTGTTCTCGACGGCATCAGGATGTACCATTACTGCGTTCAGTGCGGCAACAAATGATCTGACAACCGATTCGATGAACTTTTCAACTATGACGGGTAGCACAATGAATAGTGTAAATAGTAATGTATCATCACTTAATTTTTGGACAGGTAATGCAACTTATTTAACCGTGAAATCACTGGTGTTCTCGACGGCATCAGGATGTACCATTACTGCGTTTAGTGCGGCAACAAATGATTTGACTACGTCGGTGATGAATTTTTCGAGTTTGGCAGGAAGTACCATATTTGCAATCAATGCAGGAACCAATTATCTAACTACCAATTCAACCGCAAACATCTCAACACTATCTGCGACAAACCTAAATGGTAGTATTGCGAATCTTTCTACACTAGGAATCAGTAGTATTGCGACAAGTAGTATCAATGCATCAGGTGGTGTCACTGCCATCAATGTCTCGAGTCAAACAACAAGCACAACTCAAGTGGGATACATGTCCACATTAAATGCGCGAAACATAACTTATTCTACCATCAATGGAATCAACATTTCAACCATAAGTACAACCTTTTCCAGTCTGACAGGAAGTACCACGAGTACGTCATATTTACAGGTTGCCAGTGTGGGAACCCTATCAACCATCAATACGTCGAATATAACCTTTTCGACGCTGTTAGGAAACATCAGCAATCTATCTACTGCAACTGTTTCAACGCTCAATGTGAGGAATGCATCTTTTTCTACCATCGTGGGTGTGTCGAGTTTTATTTTCTCATCCATGAATTCAAACTATTTATCGACTAACAGTGTTTCTACAAGTGATCTTTCCGCGAACAACGCCCTTTTTTCCTCGATAACAGGAAACTCGACCATAACGTTTTCTACCGTGAATGGAATGAATTTTTCAACCACAAATGTCTCGACTACAAGCATTTCAGGAAGGGATGCGGTATTTTCGACGATAACCGCCGCACAACAGACCTCCTTTTCGTCCATTACCACAAATTATCTATCAACCTCGATCATATCGACCGTTAATTTATCTGCAAGAGATGGTCTTTTTTCTAGCATTATGGGATCATCGACGTTGTCTTTTTCAACCCTAAATACAAATTATCTGTTGACTAGTATTATTTCTACAAGTGATCTTGCCGTGAATGATGGTCTTTTTTCCTCGATAACAGGAAACTCTACCTTGACATTTTCTACAACAAATACCAATTATCTTTCTACTAGTATTATTTCCACGAATGAATTATCTACCAATCGAGGACTCTTTTCTACCATAACGGTAAGTACGTTAGGAAGTTCAACGGTAAATGTTTCTTCTTTGAATGGAAGTAATGCAGTGTTTTCTACCATGGTGGTGAGTACACCCATTAGCATATCGGCATTAAGTGGAAGCAATGGAACATTTTCTACGATGACGCTCAGTACATTAACTGCGTGTTCGATTAATACCTCCACGATAACGGCATCCAGTATCACCTCTTTATCTACCATGACCGTGAATTCGACTCTCAATGTTCTTTCTACACTGAATGGATACACAGGATCATTCTCAACACTCTTTGTGAGTACATTGACAGTGTCGAGTATAACATCCTTATCTACCATGACCGTGAATTCAACCCTGAATGTAAATTCAACACTGACTGGATATGATGGTTCGTTTTCCACGCTGTTTGGATTAACGATGACGGGTTCGACCATTTCAGGATCCACGATATTTGGATCCAGTATGGCAGGATCAACCCTTACAATTTCCACACTATTTGGGCTAACCATGACGGGATCCACGATTGCTGGATCAACGATATTTGGATCCAGTATGGCAGGATCAACCCTTACAATTTCTACACTGTTTGGATTAACGATGACGGGTTCGACCATTTCAGGATCAACGATATTTGGATCCAGTATGTCAGGATCGACCCTGACGGTTTCTACGTTGTTTGGGTCTAGTATAACGGGATCAAGCATCATAGGGTCTACCATAAGAGGATCGAATGTCATTGTTGGATCGTCTCTTACTCTTTCGAGTATTACAATCAGTCCGATTGGTGGTGTAACCAATACACCTGCACTTGGAACCATAACGGCCTATTATCTTCCCATAACCGTGAATGGTTCGACATTTAAGATTCCCCTGTATCAGTAGAATGCCTGATCGACCCAAACATATGTGGGGACAGCACTTGTGGGGATTCATTCATACCATCACCATTATTGATTTTGAAGATGACGATGCACAAGTACGATTTTCAAAAGAGGCAATGGAGAACCTACGAGGAATCAGTGCATGTATCCCTTGCCACCGCTGTCGGGCTCATTACGATTTCTTTTTTCAAACCGAGATCGAAGGAAGAGATCGGTTTGGAAGAATGGAGCTCTTTCGGCTCTTTGTCGAGTTTCATAATACAATCAATCAACGTCTGGGAAAACCCATCATAGACTATGAAGAAGCGCGAAAGATATGGGTGAATCATTAGCGAACATACATTTCAACCCGTGCACTGCGATTGATACCGGTTTGATCTTGACAGCATCCAATTTCATCACCTGCAGAATAGCTGGGCAAAGTAGTGCCTCCACCCCAGGCAGCATACAATCCAATACCTCCAATCACATCATTTGATCCCCAGTCATATTCATTATTCCAGCCGAACCCCCATCGAACTTTCATCCATGATGATTGTGTAAAGTTAATACCATAAAACGAATTACCTGCTTGACTACTAAATGCAGTTCCTCGTTCTACCCCTTTAGGGGTTCCAAATGAAACATTGCTTGCAGTTGAAAAGTAATTAATGAGTGTCTGTCGTGTACCTGAATTATAATTATTTTTCATCCAGCACCAATTATTGTATCCAGACAGACTCAGACTACCACCGGTTCCACCTGCATAATTGTAGGGGATATCGGGCCATAAGGCAAGCATATCTTTGCATAGAAAATAATTCATGGTATTGAATTTTGCATCTCCATCATTACGTGTATTATCGGTTGAATTCAGTGTATTAACAGCGGTCCAATATCCAGAATCATAAGGAAAGGTTGTTCCACGTGTTGCTTTCATGGCCATCATCCAGCCACCACCGTCTACTGCGGAGTCCATAATACAATAGACTTGGGTTGCCCCTACTGTGGGGAGATTAATCCAATACACTCCGTTTGTATTGGTTCCTGTTAGGTTTTTAATGTAGAGTGCGCTGGGCGCCGCGCGTTCGGACGTCGAGCCATCAAAATAGATGGTTAAGGTGCTAAGTGCGGAACCTGCATAATTGGTAGAAACAATATAATTGGATCCCGTATAATAAATAGAACTTCCGTCGTTAAATCCAGGTGCACCATAGGATGTATTATAGGACGCATTTGCAACTTCATTATAGGTTCCTAGAAATGCGTTCGCTGTATAATCTCCGTTGGGTTCGCTGTGTGGAACATCTCGCAAATACCACAATCCACCATCTTTGCATGTCCAATCGGGTGCACCCGTGTAGGATCCTGCAGTGGATCCACTGTTTCCCAGTCGAGGATCAAACATGGCAACTCCTGTATAATTTCCACCTAGCGAACCACCTGTAGTGGAGGTAGTACGATAAATAGGAAGTGCGACGAGATAGTTATAGTAATAACTACCAAGTGTGGTATGAACATAGTTGTAGATGGCTCGCCAATGATTTTGACTGCGAGGAATCATTAATTCTAGCCCAAGCGCCGTTCCAGAATGGGTTTGAGTAATAAAATTTACACTTATTCCATTAGTGATGGCATAGAAGTCATAACCTCCATATTTAATATCAACATACATTTGCAAGGCGTTGGGCATGGCAGAAGATTTAATCCAATAATATCCGTTGGGGAGCCATGGATTACAGGAATACATCGCAAATCCACTCGTGGCAGGATTAGAAGAAGTGGTTCCTTGAATGCTCGTTGTGATTTCGGTGCTTCCATTTCGAATGACATAAACATAGGTATTGCTATTCGCTACATTACGTGTTTCACAAAAGAAATAGCCTGTTCCTTCGTATACACGTACACCACTGGGAGGTGAAAAGCTAAAGGTTATGAATTCACCGCCTCCACCATCACCAAATTGGAGACGAAAAGGATAATAGGTTCCAGCCGTTAATGAGATGGTTGCATTCTTTTCAGCGGGACCTGTATAGAAATTATTAATAAGACAATTGGAAGTCGTATAACCCGATATCGCGGTACTTCCAATCCATAAATAACTGGAATCATCACTTGCAAGATAAAAGGTATAGGTTCCTGAAATCGGTGCAAAAAACAATCCAGTACATTCTACCGAATAGACGGTGTTGGCTGCGATTCCACCAATTGCAGAATCGATTGTGTTGGGATTGTTGAATCCACCAGTTGTACAGTATGTATTTCGCAGATTGGTGGTAACACCGGTTATATTTGGTGTATTACTATTAAACCAGGTTGGATCATTATTATGGTATCGAGACCAATAAATGCGCAGGAACAATCCACTTCGTAAAACACATCCATCAAACATCGAAGCATTCATTAATTGATTGGTAGAAACGCCGATCCAGTTGGTTGTTTGACTAAGTGCAAAAGTAGTGGTATTGATTCCAAAGATGGATTTGATTTGAGAATATTTAATGGCTTGAATGGTATTGGGAATGGATACACCATGTTCAATATGATTTCGTTCATTAATGGATAACAAGGATTTGAAAATGAACAAAAAATACAATTCTCCGTTTAAATACTCTCCAAACGGCGAGGTAGCAATATATTCATTTCCTGCTTGTCCATTCCAATCAGATCGGAGCACGGAGACCCCTTGTGGTGTTCCGTTGATATATAAATAATTATAGGAACCATCGTAGGCATGAGTAACGGTATTTCCTGTGGTATAGGTATTATCGTTTCCTGGAAAATCATTGTTATACCACCAATTGAGATAACCTGTATTGTTGCGACGAAAGCCATTACCTAAATTATTTCCTGCTCCGCTACCCGCACCTGATAGCCACGTTCCAGGTCCATTGTTAATGGTATTATGTTTCACGGTGACAGTATAGGAAACGTTCATCGGGACAGTTCCGCTGGGAAGATTAAAAAAAGTACCTGTTGAAAAACTAATACGATTATTAATAATATCAATATAAGGTTGATTACCCGTTGTGGCCTGTGTTGCATGGTTTCCTTTTCCTGATTGATCATACCATTTCGTGAGATAACCCGTTGAACCTGATAACCATGATTCGATGGTGGTTCCTGTTCCGTTCAGAGCGGTTCCCATTTGTCCATAGGGATCGGCATAGAAATCAGACGTTGCACTATCACTGCTCCTTCGAACAGAAATGGTAGGACCGGTATAAGAGGTAGATACACGAAAGAGTGCAAATGCCCCAGAACAGGTTGAATTGGACACGATATCTAATGGTAATTGAATTGCCATTCTATAGAGTGAATATTTTTTTTCACGACCGTATTTATGTGCGATTTAACAGTTGTTGAATAAGAAGTTGTTGTGAATCAATGATTTTAGACTGTGCTTCCATGCGATCGTACAATTCTTTAACGGCTTCGACCAGAGGTGCAATCATACAATTATAATTGACACTATACTTATCATTTGCGGAATCATAACTGACTGCTTCGGGTAGAACCTTGTATAACTCTTGGGCAAGAAGACCGAGTTGACGTTCTCCAGGACGATAATCTTCGCGAGTGTAGTAATATCCTCCTAGACTACGAATGATGTCCAAGGAATGATCCAAACGAACAATATTTTGTTTGTATCGTTCATCGGAAAAGCAGGTAATTTCACCCGTTGCATAAATCGCACCTTGGACATGCAGTGCATATCCTGGCGTTGTGGTTCCAATCCCAACATATCCTCCTGAAGGACCTGATAACATTGAAATGCGAGGGGCAGGAGTCGTATTATTGGATCCCAGATTTGTACACAAATCCAAACGAATTCCGTCAGTATACGCCGAATTGGGTTGCATACAACGAATGTAAGGGCCATAGGCACCCAATGTAATTTGACTATAGACCGTATCGGATCCTGAAAGATTTTGACCTCCGCCATTGTTTACAAAGGAAACAACCGATGGTGTAGAAATGGAAGATGAACCGACCACATGAAGTTTGGAAGAAGGATTGGATATTCCAATGCCAACATTACCTGAAGACAACATACTCATGACGAGACCTGTATTGACACATCCGAATCCGAAATTATTGGTCCCCGTTCCAAAGGAGGCGATTCCATGACACCATGCGGAACCGGTTGCACCAGAATAGGAAGCGGAAGGATTATTAAAATATCCAATACTGACTTCATTGCTGGTAGTGGAGGTACTGTTTACAACACGAAGCATTCCATATACACTGGTGCTTCCGCTCACTTGAAGATTGGATGTGGGGCTTGATGATCCAATTCCAACATAACCGGGTCCAGATATGGTAAATGCTTGTACCACACTTTGATTCTGGGTAAAAAACAAACTTCCATTGTTATCAATGCCCCAATCTCTCCAATAGCTAGCCTGACCGGTTCCACCCTGTGATGTATTGTAATTTACACTAAGGCGTCCCAGACGTCCATAGGTTGACGTACCATAGGTAGAGGTTCCTCCGTTATTAGATATGATCGATGTACAGATTGAATAACCTGATAGATCCGATCCCATCAAATCGATTTCACCATTGATCACTGAAAATTGTGAAGTAGCCGAATTATAGACGATAAAATTGGATCCTGGAGTCGCGGTTCCAATACCGACATTACCTGTGGTAATGAGGGAAGACGTCGTCGTGGTCGACATGACATTCAACGAGCTAACGTTCAAAGTAGAATAGGCGGCAACTCCTGGTGTCCCATTATTAATACTGGAAACGGTGAGTGTGGACAGGGCGAGAGTATTGGATGTCATGGCACTGGCCGAAAGGCTGGATCCAGATAGGGTAGAATAATTGATCTTTGATGCGGTAATGGTAGACATTGTAAGAGAAGAACCAGTTAGAGTACTTACATTAATTGTACTTGCATTAAGAATGCTCGTCGTCAAAGTGTTTCCAATAAGCGAACTGACGGCAATGGTACTTCCATTGAATGCACTGGTAGTCAAGGTATTTCCAACAAGGGAACTGACGGCAATGGTACTTCCATTGAATGCACTGGTAGTCAAGGTATTTCCAGTAAGGGAACTGACAGCAATGGTACTTCCATTGAATGCACTGGTGGTCAAGGTATTTCCAGTAAGGGAACTGACAGCAATGGTACTTCCATTGAATGCACTGGTAGTCAAGGTGTTTCCAGTAAGGGAACTGACAGCAATGGTACTTCCATTGAATGCACTGGTAGTCAAGGTGTTTCCAATAAGCGAACTAACCGCAATGGTACTTCCATTGAATGCACTGGTGGTCAAGGTATTTCCAGTAAGGGAACTGACAGCAATGGTACTTCCATTGAATGCACTGGTAGTCAAGGTATTTCCAGTAAGGGAACTGACAGCAATGGTACTTCCATTGAATGCACTGGTAGTCAAGGTATTTCCAACAAGCGAACTAACCGCAATGGTACTTCCATTGAATGCACTGGTAGTCAAAGTGTTTCCAATAAGCGAACTAACCGCAATGGTACTTCCGTTGAATGCACTGGTAGTCAAGGTGTTTCCAATAAGCGAACTAACCGCAATGGTACTTCCGCTGAATGCACTAGTGGTCAAGGTATTTCCAACAAGGGAGCTGACGGCAATGGTACTTCCGCTGAACGCACTGGTGGTCAAGGTATTTCCAGTAAGGGAACTGACAGCAATGGTACTTCCGCTGAATGCACTGGTAGTCAAGGTATTTCCAACAAGGGAGCTGACGGCAATGGTACTTCCATTGAATGCACTGGTAGTCAAGGTGTTTCCAATAAGCGAACTAACCGCAATGG